AAAAAAGAGAAGCCACCCGAAGGTGGCTTGGCGGTGCGGCACGTACAGTCGTATGGCTTTAGGCCTTCATTCTGTGTTGTATCTTCATTCGGATCACATCTACATCGCTGATGCTTGCAACAGAGTCATTTGCTGCGTTCATCAATCTATTCCTGTCCGCCTTAGGAATGTCGTCAACATCGGAGTACACCACCATGGAGTTAAACAATTGGGTATGTGACGCAAGATGCTGCAAGATGATTGTGGTGAGCCGAGCTTTGTCTCTGTTTTGGACGCCAAAGACAAACAAAGGCGCCGCATCTGTTTGCACGAAAAAGTCGACGGGATAGCTTTCTGCCGCAGGCACGTTGGGAACGATGTAGCCTTCGGTGACTCGTTCTCTACCAACTATGTCAAAAAGTGTTGAACGTAGGTCGTCAGCAAAGGTGCTTTCCACGCGCGTTCTGGTCCAGAGACCGAGATCCTCTACCCTTGTAACTCCTTGAGCCAGGGAAAAAAGCCCCATCGCAAGGGCATCGGCAGGCACTTCCGTAAAAAGCTCGCCGTCATCCTCTTGCAGCCCGGATTCGAGAAGTACGGTGTTGTAGAGTCGTTCGCGAGCGCCCGACAGAAGTTTTGACAAGTCGTTTTCGTAGCTTAGGCGCATCAGTGTCGATCCCTTGTCAGAGACGCGCCACCCCGCTGTTGCGGGTTCCACATATGCAGTCAGGAAATCACCGTCACGGCCCATTATGGGAAGCGAAACAGCCGCAGCTCCGGCGCGTTCAGTCACTGCCACCTCTCTACAAAAGGTAGCGCAAAGTGACTTGCGGATTGCTTCGGCGGTGCTCATTACAAGAGAGGTATTTGCTGTATGTCGAAATTGTCGCTTAAACCTGAAATGTTGCAATCAAAGCACATTGCTTTGAGTGCCCCATCCAAGTTGCTGTAGCGAGTTGTGGTGTCTGCGTAATGCTCGGCTTTCCTACCAGCCAGCATGTATTTTTGGGTCGCACGATGGATGTGACAAGCCACTGGGAGTGGTTTCCCGTCATCTAATGGATTGCCGTGCTCATGATCACTGCCGTTGTATCTTGTAAGAGTGATCGTGTCTCCAGAATCAGTCACGTACAAGAGTCCGCATGAGAAACCTTCAGGGATTCTGAGGTTCTGCCGAAGGTAAACCTTGAATTTTTCTCCCGATTCACCCTCGACGTCATAGTTTACCTGCTCTGACCCGCGCTTTGATATCTTCCTAGCCTTTGGATTCAGAATGAATTTTGGAAGGCTGAGCAGCTCCTGAATCACATCGTCGGTTAGAACCATTTCCTCTCCAGTAGTCTGTTTATGCAAGCGAACAGTTGTCGCTGATCCTGGGCTCTCTCAAAACACCTGAGAATCTGCGCTAACTGACGGGGGTACATTTAAAACTTCCTCATGGGCCCAATCCTGGTGCTGAACACCACTCCCAAGCAGTCCACACCAAACCCACCACCAACCAGAAGGTGTACACATAGGGAAGGGCGCGGCGCAGGGGGTGCATACAGAAGCTGGCTTTCAAAAATGCTCTCTGGCTCTTGCTACAGCCCACTGATAAAACTCAGGAGTCCATCCAAAATCGGGGTGAAACGGGTGGTTTGGAAAGGCAAGTGGCAACCTCCAACCAATCCACTCTTCGATTGAGTTGATGTTGTCGGGGTAGCCCCGCGTATTTCCCATGGCCCTCAGTTCGATCATTGCTAACTGTGTTGGTAATGGCGAGCGCTGTAGCTTGGTCCATTCTTTAAGAATTCTTGCAAGAGCTGCTTCGGGAGACATCGCATTGCCTGCAGCGTCAGAACCTAAACGATAGAACCAGCCTTGAGCAGATCCATCAGGGCCTATTTGCATTCCGCGTTTTTTCTGCAGGATGGTTGTAAAGGCGTTTACTTGTGGGTCAAGTGCACCCGCTATGCTTTTCAAGAAAGACATATTTGGCAATCCCTCGGCTATTTCGTCAGAGGCGTTTCCCATTCCATGCCCACACCACACGCCCAAGCACGCGTACTTGGTGGTCGCCGTTGAGAACTTGGACGGTTTTGGAGCTTGGGTTATCGCTGGTGACTTGTAGTTTTCCGTCGAATGTTGGCGTTACCCGCTTGATGTAATTTTTGTCGTCAACCTGCAGCACATAGACACCTTCGCGTGCGGATGGATCACGAGCTCCAATACCCGTGTCCACCAGCAACACGTCACCGTCAGTAAAGGTGGGGGCCATGCTGTCCCCGTAGGCGTGGATGAAACGCAGCTCCCTTGGGTTCTGAGGCCTGATGTATTGATTGATCCAGTGCGGCGACAGGGCCAAATCGCCAACGATCACATCGGACTCGAGCAGTGCTTCACCCGCACCCATGCTTGCGCAGTTCGCCAAAACTGGAACGAGAACTGCGTCTGGGGCGTGGTATGGGACTACATGTGGGCTATTGAATATTGAGGTTTGGTGTTCGCTTTGATCTTCTATCGGCTGATCCATCCATCCCCGCTCCAAGTTCAGAGAGCGCTCAATGTCACGCGCTATTTCCTTGCTCATAGAGCGTGGCTTGCCGGTTTTTGAATCTGGTAGCGCACGAATCCATTGGCTCACCTGTGCAGGAGCCTTGCCAATTTTGTTTGCCAGTTCGGCCTGCGTACCTAGCTGCTTAACGAGCAGTTCAAGTCTTTTGCGCCGTGTTACTTCAATCGAGTCCATATCGCTATCTTTTAGCAAAATGCTATAGATTCAAAAGAGCGCGGCGCTATTGACTTGCTATAGCGCATCGCTAACAATCAAGGGATGAACCTTAATGAGTACATCTCTCAGCAGGGCCGTGGATCCATTGGAGCCCTTGCTCAAAAAATTGGGGCACATCAGCCGGATGTGTCGCGCTGGGCATCTGGAAAGCGACCTGTGCCGGAAAAGATGGCTGTTGCTATCGAGGCAGCCACTTTGGGAGCGGTTAGTCGGCAAGAACTCCGTCCTGATGACTGGCATTTGATCTGGCCCGAGCTGGCGCAGCAAGTCGAATCGACGGCACCTGCCAATCCCACCATCCAAGAGGTGAACCATGGGTGAGCGCTTGCTGTTGGCACCTCTTAAGCCGTGCGTCCTGAGGCTTGCTGCGCATCTTGGATTTGAGCATCGACAAGAGGAAGTGCGGCGAGAAAAGCCTCTATTGACCGGTCCGGGACAGGAGACGCGTTCAAGTAAACCAGCATTTCCTCTTTCTCCTGCTGCAGAGCCCTTGTTAAAGCCACAGGGTCTGGATGCGTCGAAATGAGTGCGCGAATTGCACATCCCAGAGCTAAGTGCATTCCCGCCATATCGGCGCTTAGTTGCTTTTGCAAATCCTCGTTTTTCATGCCTGCCAGCCTTGTGGTTGTTGATGGTTGTGTAAGCAGCGCCATCGTAGCCCATGGGGTGGCAGGCGCCATTTAAGGAGTAGGTGGCATGCAGACACCTCATCAAGAAGAAGACGACCTGCCGATGTTCGCTCGCGGCATCGCTGGCCCCCTTGGCAAGCTGGAAGTGCCCGCCAAAACCAAGATTGACGAAAAAACCCACGAACTCTGGCTGCAGCACTGCAGCATGCGAGGCGTTGACACGTCCTCGGTGCTGCGCGACTTCATCTATGCCAGTGTGTACGGCAAGACCTACAGCCAAATGGTTCTGGATAAAGCGAATCATGACGCCAAGCGTATTGCGACATTGACAGGACTCATAGGTCATTCCTGGGGCCCCGAATCCGACAAGAGGTAGTCAATGAGCACCATCATCATGTCGGCCTGCTGGGATCTGCAGGGAATGAGTCCTGCACAGAAAGCGGTGCTTGTGTCGCTTGCAGACCAGGCAAACGATGCGGGCGTGTGCTGGCCCAGTGTGCGCACTATCGAGCGACGCACTTGCTTGTCTGAGCGTGCCGTGCAGGAGGCTTTGCGCTGGCTGCAGACCACGGGCGCGCTGTACCGCGAGTACAAGGAAAACAGTTCATCGGTTTACACGGTCACGCCCCAGAACTTCGACCCATCAAAAGCACCCGCCAAGCGCCAGAGGGCAGGGGGTGCAGATGGCGCACCCCCCGCAGATAGCGCACCGGGTGCAGATGGCGCACCGGGTGGTGCAGATGGCGCACCAGGGGGTGCAGATGGCGCACCCCACCCCCCGCAGCAGGCGCACGGGGGGGTGGCAAATGGCGCACCCAAATCTAAAGAGAACCGTAATAGGAACCGTAAAGGAACCACCAATGAACCATTTGCACCGGCGGCTGCCGCCACCGGCGCGGCGGGTGAGCTGGGGGTGCAGCCTGATGACCTGCAGGCACTGAGCAAGGAACAAAAGACGGAATTGTTCAAGGCGCTGTGCCGCGATACATGGGCTGCCTACGCCAGTGCCTACCAAGGCCGTTATGGCACGCTCCCCGTGCGCAACGAAAAGACGAACAAGAACGTCCAGGACATTGTGAAACGGGTTGGCAAGGAAGCCCCGAACGTGGCGACCTACTTTGTCCAGAACATCAATGATGCGTTCGTGGTGCGCCGCTGCCATGCGATTGGCGACTTGCTGGCGCAGTGCGAGGCCTACCGCACGCAATGGGCCGTGGGTATTTCCATGACCAACGCCAGCGCGCAGCAGGCCGACAAGACCCAGACCAACCTGAACACCGCGCAAAGCGCCGCCGACAAGGCGCGCGCCATGATCGCCCAGCGTGAGCGTGAAGCCCAGGAGGACGGCCATGCTGAGTAACCGCGACATTGACTGGCTGGCAGGGGAGCTGGCAGCCACTGCCGAAGCCATGGGGCAGGTGATCAGCGACAACACGGTGGCGCTGATGGTGGCCGACTTCCGCTGCTTTCCCAAGGCCCAGCTCAAGGAAGCACTGCACCGGGTGCGCATGGAAGGCACTGGCAGGCTGACCCCCAAGGCGCTGCTGGATCAGCTGGACGCCATCAATGGCCGCATTGGTGCCGATGAAGCCTTTGCGCTGGTGCTCAAGGCCAAGGACGAAACGCAGACGGTGGTGTGGACAGACGAGATTGCCCAGGCGTGGACGGCCTGCGCCCCGATGCTGGAGGGCCGCGACCAAGTAGGCGCCCGCATGGCCTTCAAGCAGGCCTATGAGCGCATCGTGCAGGACGCACGGGCCCAGCTCAAGCGCCCAGTCCCGGCCTACAGCCTTGGCAGTGACCCCGAGCTGCGCCGCGTGGCCATCGCACAAGCCCATGAGCAAGGGCGCCTGCCGCTGGCTATGGCGCTGGATGCCTTGGAAGGCATCGCCCAGTTCGACCCCCAGCAAAACGCCTTTGTGGCGCTGGGATACACGGCGCCCGGCCCGCTCAAGCTGCTGCCAGGCCCCAGTGGCATGACAGCGCTGGGCCAGATCGTGAACAGCAAGCCCACTGTGAGCGGCATCTTGCCCGCCAACGTGGTGGAGCACATCAAGAAGGCCCGCGAGGCTGCTGCCAAGGGTGCCCAGCGCGTCAAGCGCCGCCAGCAGGCCCAGCAGCGCCTGGAGCGCATGAAGTTTTCCAAACGTCAGCGCGAGATAGGCGCAGCCGTACAGCAACACCTGAACCAGCAGCAGAAAGGAACCGAGCAATGAGTGCACTGATGAATCCAGCAGCGCCACTGACCATGAGCAGCATTGAACTGCTGGAGCTTGTGAACGAGTCCCGCGTAAATCATGGCGAGAACCCTGTGCGCCATAACGATTTCATTGCCCGCTGCAAAGATGAGTTGGACGAAGGCGATTACGAAATTTTCGTAATCGCTCCGCCCGAACGTGGAGGACGTTCATTTGAAGCCATCCGTATGACCGCCGACCAATGCAAGTTGGTGGCCATGCGTGAATCCAAAGGCGTGCGCCGCTGGGTGCTGAACCGCTTGAAAGAGCTGGAATCCAAGCAAGCCCCCGCTGTACCGCAGACCATGGCCCAAGCACTGCGCCTGGCTGCCGAGCAGGCCGAGCTGCTGGAGGAAAAGCAGCGCCTGCTGGCGCAGGCCCAGCCCAAGGTGGAGTACGTGGATCGCTACGTGGCAGCGCAAGGCGCGATTGGTTTTCGCCAGCTGGCCAAGACACTGGGGGCCAATGAACACCAGTTGAGTGCATGGCTGCAGGACAAGCAGATCATGTACCGGCTGGATGGCAGGCTGACGCCCTACCAGCGCCACATTGATGCCGGCCGCTTCACCGTCAAGACGGGCGTGAACACGCTGACCGAAAAAGCATTCGTGCAGGCACGCTTCACCCCCAAGGGCGTGGAGTGGATTGCAGGAGAGTGGGGCAAGCACAAGGTGGTGCAGGCCACCGCGGGGAAGGCGGTGGAGGTATGAATTTCGATGCCTTCAAGGAAGCTGCAAAGCAGGTTCCACATTTGGATGAAATAAGCATCACATCGAATGGCGACTCGATAGAGATCATTGTTGTTTCGTATTTGGCTAACGACGAAAGCGGGTTTGTGGATAAGGCTTCCGCCGTATGCATCGGGTTGAAAGAAATTTTCTCCAGAGAGAAGTACCTGACGCCTGGAAGCTGGCTGATGGAAACATTTGAAAGAGGCATCAAAGATAAGCATCTCGGCTTTACGCGCTATGCGACAGTCGATGAGGTGCAGGCCTTCAAGCGAAAAGAAGCGCAGCAGCAGACGCGCAATTCGCTGGGACGCGTGAAGCTGGTCGCATTGTGTGGCGCTGCTGGCGCAGGCAAGGACACTGTGGCCGACATGCTGCCTGCCCGCAAGCTGGCCTTTGCTGATGTGCTGTACCAGGAAGTAGCCGAGGCATTCGGCGTTTCGGTCGAGCGACTTAAAGCCCGCGACACGAAGGAGGTGCCAAGCCCACTATTGCCGCTGATGGCTTGCAAGCATGATGAATTCGTAGTCGATACGCACTTCAATGATGACTGGTGCGTCCCCCGTAGCCCCCGCCAGATCCTTCAATGGTGGGGCGACTACCGCCGCGCGCACGACCCGGATTACTTTGTCAAGCGCACACACCAAGAGCTGATCAACTGGGACTGGGCCACACCTGGAAGCGCGTTTGTGGTCACCGATGTACGTTTTGCCAATGAGGCCGCAATGATTCGCGCCCTTGGCGGCGAGCTGTGGCAGATCCAGCGCACAGGTGTGCAGGCTGGCGGAACTGGCCACAAGAGCGACACCGATGGCAGTGAATTCAAGCCAGAGCGAGTTATCCACAACCACGGAACGCTGGAGGATCTGCGCGCCGCAGTGACTGCCGCGTGGGACGCCATGAGCGCAGAAGGGAAGTGATGCAGCCATGGCAACAAGAGGAAATCGACCAGCTAGAGCACTTCGTCAAGCTCGCCCAGCAGCCCGGGTGGTGGGATTACGTGGTGGTACGAGTCAGGGAGCTGGAGGAAAACGGCCAGCGCGACACCAGCCCGCCGATGTTTCAAAACCTGGAGCAAAAGGTGGCAGCAAGACTGCAGGATCTGGGGTTCAAGCCCCCAAAGCGCGCATACCGCAAGGTTGGGAACACATGGGAACGTGTGTCGTGATGGGGATCGACCCGGGAAATCACACCGGTGTGGCGCTGTACGAATCCGGCCAGCTCAAGGCGTTGAGCGAAGTGCAGCCCGAGGATGTGCCGCAGATGCTGGCCGACCACGCACACATGGTGGCGCTGGTGGTCTTTGAAGATTCCCGCCTGGAGAGCAAGGTGTGGAGCGCCTATGGAAGCATTGCCCAGCGCGAAAAAATCTCACGCAACGTGGGTCAGATCGACTCTTGGTGCCGTCTGATCGAGCACAACTGCGCCAAGCTGGGCATCCCTTGCCACGGCATTTCCCCCAGAGACAAGAGCGGCAGCAAGACTGGGGCCAAGGTGAACGCGCTGGACTTCAAGCGCATGACCGGCTGGAAGGGCCCCAGCAACGAGCACAAGCGCGATGCCGCAATGGTGGCGTGGATGTGGCGGAGGGTCAGCGTATGACAGAGCAGCGCATTCCCCAGCGTGGCCTGCCCAAGCCACCCCCAAAGCGCCCGATGGCCAACATCATGGCCACGTACACGAACCAGAACATCACTGGCCCGGACAGCCTTGGCCGCTACCGCTACTGGGAGAGCAAAGAGGATCGGTACTGCCGACAGCAGCCGGTGGGCCCGGTGGTGCTGTGTGTCGTGGACAACTTCGGCTTTCTGGTGCCCGTGCGAACGCTGGAGGTGCGCCCATGGTTCTGACCACCAAGCTCAAGCCCAAGAAATGCAAGGAGTGCGGGGAAACCTTCACCCCTTGCGCCCCCCTGCAGTCGGTGTGCTCCAGCCGGTGCGAGAAGGCCCGCAAGGCGCGCAAAGCCAGCACCAAGCCTGCAAAGGGCTTTTCACGCAAGCCAGAGCCAGAGAGCGCCCACATCATCGACGGTGACGAGCGCTTTGTGGAGCAGACAGCAGACCGGCATGCGGCCCGCGCCGCACGCCAGATGGCCAGCGCCCGGGAAACCCGCGCCCTGATCACCCGCGTAGGCCTGGCAGCACTTGTCAGCCAGGACGAGCCCAGCTGCGCGCCCATCGAGAAGGAGAACGCCGTGCACCACGAAGGATACCGCCGCTTGGTGGCCAGCCTGCCGTGCATGTGGTGTGGCCGCCAAGGGCGCAGCAACCATGCCCATGAGAACGATGGCAAGGGCAAAGGCCTCAAGCTGGACGACCGCCGCGCCATGCCGCTGTGCGTGGACGACATGGGCAAGAGTGGGTGCCACACAGCGTTTGACCAGTACGCACTGATCGACGGTGGCCGCGAGGCGCACGTGGAGCTGGGCCGGGCCATGGCTGCCAAGACCCGCAAGATCATCACGGACGCTGGCAAGTGGCCCAAGGGCTGCCCGGTGTGGATAGAGGATTAAAAAAAGTAATACAAAAAACACTTGCATGGATTGAATTAAGTAATACATAATTCAAGCGAACAAACCGCAAAGGAGATTCAGCCATGCAAACCCCACACGCCACCCAGCAAGACCAAAACACGAACCAGCGCCTGGTATATGTGGCGCTGCCAAGCACCGAATGGCCCCGACCCCAGCTGCTGGATGCAGCTTTCAGGGATGCAGAGGGCGTGATGCGCGGCATGTACTCGCACAAGACCTGCGCCGAGCTGCAGCAGGACTACAAGAGCAGCGTGCAGATGATGCGCATGTGCGACTTCGACAAGCTGCACGACGAAGCCCTGCGCACCGAGCCTGAGGAAATCACCGAAGCGGAATATGACGAAGCGTTTTTCGTGCTGCCGCCCATGAAGTTCCACAATCTGATGGGTGTGGAGAGCTTTCGCATGACGGAGTTCTATAGCGGAAACATCACGACGATCTATGCCATGTGCGAGGGCCGTTACTGGAAATTCCTCGATAACGCCGACATGGACACCCATGTACTGGTGGACAAGGTGCGCGCTGCCATGCTGGCCAACCCAGCAGCCGAGGTGACCGCATGAGCCTGCTACTGCCAGAACCCGGCCAGCGCGTGCACATGGACGCTGGCGGCAGCCACTACTTCAATGGCACGTGCATGTGCCATGTGGCAAACCAATGGGGCCGCTATGCACTGATCATGCTGGATTGCGGCGAAGTCCGTGAGTGCCACAGCATGAGTACCAGCCCGAGCATTGGCTGGCACCCCGGCGCACTGAGCTATGCGCACAAACCCGACTTCAAACCTTCCATGCTGGGACAGGAGGACTGACCATGAAACGCATCCAATACCAAGCCGCCCGCAAGCTGCTGCGCGATAACGGGCACTGCGCCCTGCGCTGGATGACAGAGCCCGTGCGCCAGGGCATGGAGAAGGTGCTTGATATGCAGGCCCGCCAGGACGACCTCAAAGAGCGCGCCGACATAGTGCAGTGGTGCAACCAGCAGGGCATCACCTGCACCCCCGTGCAAACCGCATCCATAGAGCGCCTGCAGCGCTGGCAGCAAAGAATCAAGGTATGAGGGACTACACGCACACCGGCGCATGGATCTACACGGACATGCGCGAGGAGTACCAGGATGAGAACACCGGGCTGGACATTCTGGACGCGCCATGCTTCCTGCCGCTGGGTTTTCACCACCACAGCGCCGACATGGATGCGCTGCCGCAAACACGCCGGGGAAGCCCCGCCCACAACATTCGCCCCGGTGCATTCCGTGGCACCACCAAGGAACAATGATGGCCTTCGATTACTCGCCCGTGAAAGAACACCTCGGCCCAGCTGATGTGAGATTCGTAGAGGGTGCAAAAGACAAGCTGGACAGCATGCGCGCGTGGGGCAGTATCCATGAGTCACACCTGAAACCCATCGAGGCAGCACTCAGCTGGTTGTGCGTCCGAGTGGCAGATCTGCAAAAAGACCGCACGATCAATCATGCGTCCTTGGATCTGCTGGCGCAGCAGCTGCAGGCGGCAGAAAAGCGCATCGAGCGCCAGCAGGATCAAGTGCGCGGTGGCGCTGGCAGTCACGAATGTGGATGATTGCTGTGTCACAATTATCAGATGACCGACACGCAAGCACCAAAGCCCACCCCACTGCCGCCAGGGCAGCGTGGGCAGGGCCGCAAGAAACTGCCAGCCACCGAGAAAAAAGAAGTTGTCACTTTGCGCCTGAACGAGCAGCGCAGAGCGGCTTTTAAGACGCTTGGCGGGGTCAAGTGGCTGGAGCCGGTGATTGATGCCGCCTTCAAAAAGAAGCTGGCCAAAGAAAAGCCCACCGACAACGAGAAGGGCTGACGGCGGGCTGTAGGGAGTGGTCTTTGACCTGAGCAATCCAAGATTACCTACCCGAACGCCATGACCGAGACAAAGACTGTAAAAACTCGCACGCCGAGTAAGACTATCCACCGCCTTGGAACCACTGTGGCCAAGGATGACGCCATCGAGGACGGCACCAACATCATGAGGGTGCTGTCGGTATGCAAGACACTGACCGACGCTGACATAGCACCCACCCGCGATCTCATTGCCGAGCAGACCGGACTCAAGCTGCTGGCCGTGGATGAAGCCATCAAGCACCTGCGCAAGCTGGGCCTGCTGTCGCGTGAGCCTCAGTCTTACAAACCCATCAAGGAATACCGAGAGAACCGCATCGTGTCTGGTTCCCCGCTGCCCAGTGGGGAGTTCAAGATCGAGCTGGGTGATGATGTGCTGACCCTCACCCCTAAAGAGGCGCGCGACCTGGGCCTGCTGCTGCAGGGTTCAGCGCTGGAGTCTGCTGCGCTGTCCACCCAGCGCTGGCTCATGGAGCGCATGGAGCGCTTGGAGCGTGAAAACCTCAAGCTCAAGCTGGAGATGCGCCAAAAGCCAGCTGCCTCCGTTCAGCCCCAGCTGATCACGTAAAAGCCGCCTGCTGACCACCATGCACCACCCGCCCCAGAGGCGGGTTTTTTACGCCACCCCCGCTAGGTTTAGGCGCTTTTGGTACTGCTGGACAGACTGCCATGCATGGCGACACGACCCCCGAAACGCACCAAGACAGAACCGACAAAGCGCCCTGCAGCCGACAAAGCGCGTGCTGCAGGCAAAGCTGCGCCTGCCCGCAAGCGCGCACCCAGCAAGACCAAAGCAACAGAAGAAAAAAAAGATAGCTACGAGCGCTTGCTACACAAGGCTTTAACGCCTAAAGAATCGCGGTTTGTGGACGAGTACATGGTGGACTTGAATGCCACGCAGGCCGTCATTCGGGCTGGGTACAGCGCGAAATCTGCCCGGCAGATTGCCAGCGAGAACCTGTCAAAACCTCACATTCAGGCTGCGATAGCCAATGCACGTGCCGAGCAGCAGCAGCGCACCAAGATCGAGGCAGACCGTGTGCTGACGGAGGCCTGGAACATCGTCACTGCCGACCCCCGCGAGCTGGTGGAGCTGCGCGTGGGCTGCTGCCGCCACTGCTACGGAGAAGGGCACAAGTACCAGCGCACCCTGGGCGAGATGAACAGCGACCGCGAGAAGTGGAGCGAAGAAGGCAAGCCCATGGAGGAATTCGAGGAGCAAGGCGGTATCGGCTTTGATGCCCGCAAGCCACCCTTGAACGAATGCCCCGAGTGCGCAGGCGCTGGCTACTCCCGCATCGTGCTCAAGGACACCCGCTATTTCAGCGACAAGGCACTGGCCCTGTATGCAGGCGCCAAAGAAGGCAAGTTCGGCATTGAGATCCAGATGCACGACAAGGCCACCTTCGCAGAAAAGCTCTTTAAGCACCTAGGCCTGTATGAGAAAGACAACGAGCAAAAGGTGGATGGACTGGCCAGCCTGCTGCACCGCCTCTCACAAGAAGGCGGCAATGGCTTCACTCCAGTGGCAGTAGATCCAGAAGCACCACCAGCGCGCGCCCCTATGGGATCAGTGCAGGCAGACGCGGACGCAGACGGCGACGAGGACTGATGTGGCCGCGCGCGTGATCAACACCCCTCTGAACCGCCTGCCCAGCAATGCGGCAGAGCTGGAAGCATGCCTGCGCAATCCAGAGTGGCGGCTTTTCAGTGGGTGCCTTTACAAGATCATGGTCAAGGGCGATGACGGCGACGATGAATCGGACGTGTTCGTGATGCCCTTCAAGCCCAATAAGGCGCAAAAGCGCTTTTTGCTGCGCTTGTGGCATCGCAACATCATCCTCAAGGCGCGCCAGCTGGGCTTTACCACGCTGATTGCCATCCTGTGGCTGGATCACGCCCTTTTCAATCCTGACCAGCGCTGCGGCATCATTGCGCAGAACCTGGACGCGGCGGGTGCCATCTTCCGAGACAAGGTGCAGTTCGCCTACAAGAACCTGCCGCCAGAGATCCGTGAGCGCTTCCCGCTGGCCAAGGACAGCGCCACCGAGCTGCTTTTTGCGCACAACAACAGCTCCATCCGCGTGTCCACCTCGATGCGCTCGGGCACCATCCACCGCCTGCACATCTCGGAGTTCGGCAAGATTTGCGCCGAATCGCCCAAGAAGGCCAAGGAGGTGATGACCGGCTCCATTCCCGCAGTGCCCAAAACCGGCATTTTGGTGATAGAGAGCACGGCAGAAGGGCCACAAGGCGAGTTCTATGCACTGTCCAAGCGCGCCCAGGCGCAGTTTTATGACCACAAGAAGCTGACGCCGCGCGACTATCGCTTTCACTTCTATGCGTGGTGGCAGGAGCCCAACTACCGCATGGATGCCGGGCTGGTGGATATATCGCGCGAGCAGCACGAATACTTCGACGCGGTGGAAGTGGATGCGGGCTGCGAGCTTGACCCCGACCAGCGCGCCTGGTACGTGGCCACCCAAGAGGCGGACTTCCCCGGCGAGCCAGAGCGCATGTGGCAGGAGTACCCCAGCACCCCCGAGGAAGCGTTCCAGCAGTCCAAGAAGGGCCACTACCTCACCAAAGCACTGACCGACCTCACCAAGCGCGGCGGCATTACTTCGGTGCCGGTGCTAGATCTGCCGGTCTATACCTTCTGGGACATAGGTGCCAGCGATGGTGTGGCTATCTGGTTCATGCAGGAGCTGCGCGGCGAGGCGCGCTTTATCGGCTACTACGAAGAACACGAGCAGGACTTGCGCCACTACGTGCGCCACCTGCAGGGCACCGGGCATGTGTTCGGCGGCCACTTCCTGCCCCACGACGCCGACCACCGGCGCCTGTCGGACTTCAACAAGACCACACGGGAGATGCTGCAGGAGCTGATGCCCGGCCAGAACTTCACGATAGTGCCGCGCATCACCGACCTGAATACCGGAATCCAGCAGCTGCGCAAGCACCTGCGCGGAGCATGGTTTGACCGTGAGGCCTGCGCCTTTGGTCTGGACAGGCTGCGTGGCTACAAGAAGAAGTACAGCACCGCATTGCAAAAGTTCTTGGACAACGAGCCCGACAAGTCCAACGGCTGCACCGAAGGTGCCGACGCCTTGCGCCAGTGGGCACAAGCCAAGGAAACCGGGCTATTTCAGCCCACCGATACCGGCTATGGCAGCGACAGCCATGGCTACAAAGAACCAGACGATCCAGATTGGAGAACCTAAATGCTGATGCAAAGCCAGCCATACCAGGAGCGCGGTGGCAACGCGCAGCAAACCCCCATGGGCGATGAACCACTGAGCCTGACTGAATGGCAGTCCATCGTCCGGGAGGCGCATAACCAAGTGCCGTGGCGCGCCCAGGCCGACAAGGAAGCCGACTATGCAGACGGCAACCAGCTGGACAGCGATCTGCTGCGCCGCCAGCAAAAGCTGGGCATTCCACCGGCCAAAGAGAACATCATCGGCCCAGCCATCGCCGCTGTGTGTGGCTATGAGGCCAAGACGCGCACCGACTGGCGTGTGACGCCCGATGGCAACCCAGACGGCCAGGACGTGGCCGATGCCCTCAATTACCGGCTCAACCAGGCAGAGCGCCATTCCAAGGCTGACCGCGCCTTGAGCGAGGCTTTTCGGCCCGCCATCAGTGTGGGGCTGGGCTGGGTGGAAGTGTCGCGCCCCTCTGATCCCTTTGAGTATCCCTACCGCTGCCGTTATGTGTCACGCAATGAAATCTGGTGGGACATGAAGGCACAGGAGCCAGACTTGAAGGATGCGCGCTGGCTGGTGCGCCGCCGCTGGGTGGATCGTGACCAAGGCGCAAAAACCTTCCCGCAGCATGCCGAGCTGATCATGCGCATGCACACAGGTTGGGTTGCAGACTTCGCCGCGGAGGAGAATGAAGGCGGCACCAGCACAGGCCTGTACGCAGCCGCGGGCCATGAGCGCGCCTGGACGGTGCAGGAGGATGCCTGGTACAACGACGAAAACCGTCAGGTCTGCATCTCCGAAGTCTGGTATCGCCGCTGGGTGCAGGTGCTGGTGCTCAAGGTGCGCAAGACAGGCCGGGTGGTGGAGTTTGACCCCAACAATGCTGCCCATGTGGCTGCAGTGCAGTCGGGCATTGGCAAGCTGGAGCGCGCCACCGTGGCACGCATCCGGCGCGCGTACTGGATGGGGCCGCACCAGCTGGACGACAGCGCCAGCCCATACCCCTTCAAGCACTTCCCGTATGTGCCCGTGTGGTGCTACCGCGAGGACACCACCGGAGTGCCGTATGGCATGGTGCGCGACATGCTTTTCCCGCAAGACAGCCTCAACAGCACGCTGGCCAAGCTGCGCTGGGGGCTGGGTGCTGCCCGTACAGAGCGCACCAAGGGTGCCGTGGCCATGGAGGACGAGCAATTCCGCCGCCAGATTGCACGGCCCGATGCGGACATTGTGCTCAACCCCGCCGTCATGTCACAGCCTGGTGCGCGCTTTGAGGTCAAGCGCGACTTCCAGCTCAACGCCCAGCACTTCCAGCTGATGCAAGACAGCCGCGCCGCTATCGAGCGCGTGAGCCCTGTCACCCCCAGCCTGCGAGGACAGCAGGGCACCGCCACCAGTGGCCTGCAGGAGCAGACACAGCTGGAGCAGTCCACGACCGCGCTGGCCAGCCCCATGGATATGTTCAAGGAGGCGCGCCAGCAGGTGGGTGAAATGCTGATGGCACTGATCATCGAGGACATTGGCAAGGAAGAAACTGCGGTGGTGATTGAGGGTGACACCATCAACCCAGCGCGCACCGTGGTGCTCAACAAGCCGGAGATTGACCCAGCCACAGGCCTTGCCTATCTGAGCAACGATATTTCACGTACCAAGCTCATGGTGGCCCTGGAGGATGTGCCAAGCAGCCCAGGCTTCCGTGCCCAGCAGCTCAACGCCATGACCGAAACCACCAAGAGCCTGCCGCCCGAGGAGCAGCGCGTGATGGTGCCTTTCATGGTGGATCTGATGGACGTGCCCCGCAAGAAGCAAGTGGTGGAGGCTTTGCGCGAGGCGCGCAGCCAAGCAGACCCCGAGGCAATGCGCGAGCAGGTCAAGCAAGAGCTGATGTACGACCTCAAGGAGCGCGAGCTGTCCATCAAGGAAGCTGAGAGCGAAGCCAAGATCAAGAAACTGCTGCAGGAGGCCGTGCAGACCGGCGTGCAGGCGGCATTCAGTGCCATGCAAGCCGGTGTGCAGGTGGCCCAGATGCCACAAATCGCGCCCGTGGCCGATGCCATCATGCAATCCGCTGGCTACCAAAAGCCAACACCAGGCGGTGCTGACCCGAACTTCCCCACTGCGGGCCAAGTGCCGCCCATGCCCGCCCCCATCGCGCCAGCTGGTGCGGCAGAAGGCATGCCAGAGGTGCGGGAGAACACATCGCCAGCCTTCCCACCAGTGCCACAGCAGCCAGAGCAAGGAATGGACGGCATCGAGACACCGGAGCTGGGGGACAACTTCTAGCACCCCGGCTAGGTTGAGGCACATTGCGCGCCTTCCCTTGCAATCAAGGCTCCCACTTCCGGGAGCCTTTTTTATTCAGGAGAAGCAATTGAAATCCGCATTTCTATCCCCCAAAGGGCCGTGGCTGCTGGTGCTGGCTGCATTTGTTCTATTCGCTTGCCTTGTGGCTGCGCAAACCACACCCAGCATTGCAGCGTGGCCATATTGGCCAGCCGTCAAGCTGACGGCCCAAGGGGTAGTGCTGGCATTCCTGGTGCTGCTTGTGTTTCATGCCGTCAAGGTCGATGTGTCGATAGAGCTAGGGACGGGCAGCAACTCATGCAACTCATTGGCTGCAAGCCATGCGAACGGATGCCTTGCGAACAGCCTGCAGGCGCACCGGCAAAACCTGGAGCTGAAGGCCATGCAGCATGTGGTTGTTGCTGCAGTGCTGAACGGCAATAAGCAAGCAGGCAAGCTGGCGCGCGCCGCGATTGACCAGCTGCTGGGTGTTGGCAGTCTGGAATATGCCAAGGCCGCACTGGATGAATCTGCCCGGACGAGCGCCTCGATCAATCAGGCCTTTGCAGCGATGCAGGCATGCACGTGCACAGGTAATGAGGCTTGCAGCAACTGTCCACCACAGCGGTTCGGTTCAGTAAATGAACCAGGAAAGCACAAACGACTGTGGCGTTTAGAGCCACACCAAGAGCGCGTGGTGGATGAAAAAGATGAACTGGATGACCGCCTGCGCAAGCTCAAGGCATTCATTGATACCAATCCGCAGTTCAATGACTTGCCAGAAATAGACAAAGAACTAATGCGCGCTCAGTTACTTAATATGGGTGCGTATGCCTCAGTGCTAGAGCAGCGTATACAAATCTTCCATGACCGCCTCGCCAAACAATAGAGCAGCGCCGCGCCACACAAGGAACCGCCCACCGAGGCGGTTTTTTGTTGCCCACCCCGGCTAGGTTTTGGGGTTCTTGACACAACGCCAGAAACTTGCTCTCAAGTTGCCAGCGCAAGCCAGCAACGAACCGCCCACTCGTGATGAGTCGGCATTTCCCGCAGACGGAAAAAGAGCAGAGGGGTAGGGCCGGAGGCCTTGCCCCACTTCTCCTAACGACTGCATGCACACATAGGCCCAGCCGGATAGCTGGGGTTAGACGCATGCCAGGAACCTTTGATGCCAGCGCTTTGCTGGACGCTGCAATGAGCGGCACCCTTGATCTGGATTCAGGTGCGGAGCGCCAGACAGAAACAACGGTCACTGCCACCACCACTGCAGCAACGGAAAACAACGATCCAGCGCCAGCCGATGCAGGCGCGCCAGCTGGTAATGACAACGGCACCCAGCCCGAGACTGAGCAGCCCGCGCCCATTGCCAGCAAGTCCGGTTCTTACCAGATTCCCTACGAGAAGCTGGTCGAAGCCCGTACCGAGCGTGACACGTACAAGCAGCGCAATGCCGAGCTGGAGCAACAAATCCAGCAACTGACAGCACAGCAGCAGGCCAATCTGCAGCAGGCCCAGCAAGCCGCCAGCGCGCGCGCCGAGTCCGGTGAAGGCGCAACGCAGGCAGACGCGAACTTGGCCGTGGCGCAAGCCGCTATGGCCGGTGGCGTGGACATGGAACTGTTTGGGGACTTCTCCGAGCAGGCCATTGCCAAAGGCCTCGCGCAGATGGTGGCTATGCAGGTGCAGCAGCAGCTGGCGCCCATCCGCGAGCAGGAGAGCAAGAAGGAAAAGCAGTCGGCCCAAGAGGCTCACTACAAGGCCATCTACCAAGCTCACCCTGATGCGGACGAGATCGTGGAATCCAGTCAATGGAACCAGTGGCTTGAAAGCCTGCCCGCGTTCATGCGCGCTGCCACCGAGCAGACCATGGCCAAGGGCAGTACCGAGCAAATCGTGGAGGTGTTCAGCACCTTCAAGCAAGCAACCGCACCGGGAGGCAATCCCAGTGTGACCGCTTTGATCAATCAGGCGAAGGCCTCTCCCCCCAACACCTTGACGGATGTGCCTGGTGCTTTGGTGGCCAAGAGCGGTGCAGAGCAGCTGAACGGCGCCTTGGGCGACCCCGGCGCGCTGATGGGCCTGTTTGAAGGTAAGTCGCCCGAGGAAATCGAGCGACTGATGAACAAAGTGATTTAACCCCATAGCCCCGCGTGACGCGGCGCTATCAATCCCATAGCAGGAGGACAAATCATGTCCGGTAAGACTTCTGTGGCAGCTGGCAGCCCTAATGCCATGCATGTGCAAGCGGCAGGGCTGTTTGCCCAGTCGATGCAACGCAACTCGACGCTCAACCGCATGAGCGCACCATTCCCCACGGGTGAAGCTGGTGCCGCAGCCAATGTGCGCAGCCAGACTTCGGCAGACATGCCCATCGTCAAGGCGCGCGACCTGGGTAAAGGCACGGGCGACGAGGTGGAATTCCACTTCCTGCAGCCTGTAGGTGCTTACCCCATCATGGGCCGCCAAAAGGCCGAGGGCAAGGGTACCGGCATGTCGCTGGACAAGTACCGCCTGCGTGTGGATCAAGCCCGCTTCCCCGTGGACTTGGGCGACACCATGAGCAAGGTGCGCTCCCCCGTGGAATTCCGCAAGCTGGGCCGCCCCGTGGCGCAGTCGCTGATGGATTCCTACCAGGATCAATCCACGCTGGTACACATGGCCGGTGCACGCGGTTTCCACAACAACTTCGAATGGCGTATTCCAACCCCTGAGCACGCCGGGTTTGAGGAAATCCTAATCAATCCCGTGAAGGCTCCCACCAAAAACCGCCACTACATCGCGGACGGTGACGCCATCAAGCCATTCACAGCCTCTGCTGGAGAAATCGACCTGGCTACCACCGACACCCTCTCCATGGATGTGGTGGATTCGGTGCGCACGGTGATTGAATCCATCGCGCTGCCACCGCCTGCCGTGAAGATCCCCGGCGACATCATGGCCGACGATTCGCCACTGCGCTGCATGCTGGTGTCTCCCGCGCAGTACCACCACTTCGCGCAAGACCCCAACTTCCGCCAGTTCCAGGCCAGTGCCACGGCGCGTGCTTCCCGTGCGAAGAACCACCCCTTGTTCCTGGGTGAAGTCGGTTTGTGGAATGGCATCTTGCTGATGAAGATGCCCAAGCCCATCCGCTTTTACGCAGGCAACGAGATTCGCTACTGCGCATCGCACACCAGCGAGGCCGAAAGCAGCGTGATCGTACCTGCCAGCTTTGGCACTACCCACGCGGTGGATCGCGCTTTGCTGCTGGGTGGCCAAGCACTGGCGCAAGCCTTCGCTGCTGCACCTGACAAGCAAGGCGGTATGCCCTTCTTCTGGTCGGAGCTGGAGTTCGACCACGGCGACAAGACGGAGCTGCTGATTGGCGCTATCCAAGGCATGGCCAAGGTGCGCTGGAAGATCGAGCAGGGCAACGGTGTGGCGCACTTCACCGACCACGGCGTGATCGCCATCGACACCGCTGTGCCACTGATGGCCAGTGAGTTGGCTTAACCCGGCACGCGCTGAACGCTAACCCTTCGGGGTTAGCAACCGCACACCAAACCAATTAGGAGAGCGCTATGCGAGTCCTCAAAACCAATCCCCACAACCGTGTGGGCAATACCGTGTACGGCAACACCATGAAGCTGTTGTTCGTGCTTTCCACCGACGCAACCGGCAAGGTGCTGGGCGCTGACAAACTGGCCGCTTTCAATATCGGTGACGAAATCGCACTGGGCGAGCTGCCCGAGGGCTTTCGCATCACGGACAGCACCGTGACCGTGACCACTGCGCTGACTGCAGCCACCACCGTGGATCTGGGCTTCAAGTACACCGATGGCCAAGACCATACGGCAGTGCCCCAGGATGCCGACTACTTTGGCGCTGGCTTGGTGACCAGTGCCGCCGCCAAGCTGCGCAACTCCACCACCAACCCCAGCGTGCGTTTGCCCAAGGACGCGCTGCTGGTGCTCAAGCTCAATGGCGCCAACAACGCCAAGTCGGGCCGCGTGGAAGTGCTCATTGAGGGCTTGATGGAGGGTTAAGCCCTTCGCGCCATCACCCGCAAAGGGCAGGCTTGCCAAGCAGGCTTGCCCTTTTTTGCAATACACAGGGGATAAACATGGATCTGATCAAACTGGCCTACACAGGCCGCAAGCCCTTCAACGACATGCGCCGCCATGGCTCTTTTCATGTGTGGCAGCCCGGTGACGAGCGCCTTGTCAGCCACATGGCCGCGCGTCAGCTGCTGAAATACGCCGAATTCACCGCGGTAGTGGCCAAGCCCGCCAATAAGGCGCAGGCCACCAAGCAAGGCGATACCGCTGAAACCAGCGCCACCAGCACGCCAGCAGACGAGCAGCAAAGCACCGCGCAGGCCGAAGAAGAAGCCCAGCGCGCCGCTGCACTGGCTGCCATCGAGGCGCAGAAACAGGCCGCGCAGCAGGAGCACAGCATCAAAGAGGGCATGCTCTTGAGTATCAGCACTTGGGACAAAGACCAGCTCAAGGACTACGCAGCCAAGTACGAAGTCAACATCAACAAGACGCGCGGCCTGCAGTCCATCCGTGAAGAAGTAGCGGGCTTGGTTGAGCAGTTCGGGGTGCGTTGATATGAAGCAAACCCTCAAGCAGCTGGTGGAGCGGTTCCGGGTCGATGCCAAAGACGATGTGGAGCCGTACATTTTCAGCCCTGAATTTGTCAAGGAAGCACTCAACGAGGCCGAGCACGAAGCTGCCATCCGCGCCCGCCTGCTGCATGAGTGCGACAACGAGCGCGTGTGCGTGATTGACCTGGTGCCCGGCAAGTCGGCCTACCGCCTGCACGAATCGCTGTATGAAATCACGCACCTGATGCGCATCGAGGACGGCCAGCACCCCATGCAGCTGGAAATCAAGTCGGTGGAATGGCTCAACCAGCACCACCCACACTGGCGCACGGATCACAAGTACGTGCTGCCGTATGCCGCGCAGACCGATACCGGTTTGCGACTGGCTACCCCACCAGCAGCACAGGGAAAGCTGCGCCTTGAGGGCTACCGGCTGCCGCTGCGCGCCATGTGCGGCGACACGGACTGCCCGGAGATCCACGCCGCGCACCATGAAAAGCTGGTGTATTGGGCGCTGCACCGCGCGTTTTCCCGGCCAGATGCCGATGGCTTTGATCCCCAGCGCGCCGCGACGGCCCTGGGCCAGTTCACCGATTACTTTGGCCTGCGACCCGATGCCGACCTGCGCCGCGAAACGCGCGAGGACGAGCCGGTCAATGTTTCCTATATCTAAGGGGCGACCATGCAAGGATTTACGCCGCAACACCGCAAAAAAGAGAGCATGCAGGGCAGTGCCAACAAGCCAGCACCTCAAATTGCGCCTAAAAAAGCACCCGGCGCGCAAGCGCAGGCCATGAACCAGCAGCCCGATTCGGTGCCTGCCATGGTCAAGCCCGGTGAATACGTGCTGCCCGCTGACACGGTGGATGCCGTGGGTGGCCCACAGGCGCTGGATGGAGTGGTGCAGGCAACCCACATGCCCGCACCAGAGACTGCCAGCGTGCCGCAAGGTTTTGAGCCGCAGCTATTCTTTGCCAATGGCGGTGCTGTGCCCGACGAAGAAAACCGCCGACTGGTGCAGGTGCCGCAGAGCATGCAGCGCCGCGAAAACACCACGTTCGCGCCAGACAACAGCATCAATGAAACACCGGCAGCACCGCAAGTGCCCGCTGCGCCAGCAGTCAGCACTGCCACCACTGCTGCGCCAGCACAAAAGCCAGCAGCACCGCCCGCCGCAGAGACTGCCCAGCAGCCGGTGCAGGCACCTGCAGCAGTCGGATTCACACCAGGTGCAGCATCCAAACCCAGCGCGCCTGCAAAGCCAGCGCCTGTCAGTCCCACCGCCTTGTTTGTGAGCGAGGCATCGGCAGATGCAGGCAAGCGCTGGGATCAGGGTGATCTGGCCGGGGCAGCCGGTGCCGCATTGCGCACGGGAGCCGGGGCCATAGGAATTGGCGCTGTGGAGGCGCTGGACAACACCGTAGGCGCCGCTGCCCGTGGTTTCTGGGATGGCGGTGGCCGCATGCTGAATGGACTGATGGGCACCCCAGCGCAAGCAGCCCCAGTGCCGCCACCTGCAGCACCAGCAGCCAGCACAGCCAAGCCAGCAACGGCCAGCGCGCCTGCCCAGCAAACGCCTGCAGCCAATACGACTGCCGCGCCTGCAGCAGCCGCGGTCAAGCCCGCTGCGACCAGCCAGCAATCCGCTGGGCCCGTGCCAGCCAGCACCACCGCTGCCAACCCCACACAACTGCCTGCCGGTGTGTACCAGCATGGACGTGGGCAATACAGTGACAGTGCCGATGGCATGGGGTTTCCGTCGGGATTCACAGGCCGCCCTAGTGAAGCAGACCAACAGCGCGCTGCCGCCGTGGCGCAAGCAAACAGTCCTATGGCTGCGTATGCACAAAAAGCGCAGGGCATCAACAACCAACCATCAGCAGCAGCTGCCAAGACACCAGCGATTGCAGGACTCTTGGAAGGCGGAAATATTGACCTCACAAAACGCCCTGTAGTCAAAAACGCTGATGGCTCTATCAGTACCGTGCGATCCACAAGCGTTAACTTCGACGGCAAGGAATATCTGATCCCAACCGTTAGTGATGATGGCCGCATCATGTCCGAAGAAGAAGCGGTACAGCAGTTCAAGGCGTCCGGAAAGCACCTTGGCGTGTTTTCAAACCCGCAAGATGCAACCGCATACGCTAAAGAGTTGAGTGCAAATCAGGCGCGCATGTATGGTGCAGCCACCACAACAGGGCAGCCTGCATCCGCACCTCAAGCGCGAAGCCCTGTTGGTATGAATGTGCAGGCCGTCCAGGCGGCAGGCTTGGTTGGCGAGCGCATTGGCTATAACCCGGCTTATGACCAGCGCCTGAACGGATGGGGGCAACCATCGACCCAGAACATGGCCGCAGGGTTTCGCGCGCCTACGGTAGCCCATAGCGGCAATGACTTTGCAGCCCGCAAGCGCCTGGAGAACATGGCCACCGCCGCAAGCTCCATCACCAATACTGAGCGCTGGGGTGGAAAAGGTGCCAGCCGCAATCCTGCGGTGCAGGCCTATGAGGCAGCAGTGAAGGCTGACTTGCAGGCGCAGGGGATGCAGACCGATGTGGACACCAAGGTCATGGGCTTTAACGCCAACCTGATGCGTGAGCAAATGAACCAGGATGGAGCCACCCAGCGCGCTGTCATGCAGGAGGCCGGGGCTGACCGCCGCGACAGCCGCCGTGCAGGGCTGGAATCGCGCAAGCTGGGCATGGAGGAAACCGCGCAGGGCTTCCAGACACGCCAGGCACAGCGCATCGAAGGGCTGTATCAGCAGTACGACGCTGCCAAGACTGACCAGGAGCGCGCTGCAATTGCCAAGCAAATCCGAACCTACCAAGGCAAGGACGACAACAAGAACCGCTTTATGTCAGTCGGTGGCGGGCAGGTGTGGGAGCAGAAAGCCGGTGCACTGGTCAACCAGCCGCAGCGCGTGTTTGATACCCAGACTGGGCAGTATGTGGATCTGGGTGGGGAGCAAAAGCCAGGCGCCGGTGCAGCAAGCAATCCAGAGCCTGGAAAGGTTTACACCGACGCCAACGGAAACAAGGCGGTTTACGTCAACGGTGCATGGAAGCAGCTTTGACCTTATTCAGCGATGCGCGCTGTGGATGGATCAAAAACTGATTTATCCACAGGCCGTGCAGTCGATGGATCAAACTGCATGGAAGGTACAGCCTGAACGGGTTGCACCTTTTTTTCTGGGGAAGAAGCAACAACTGCCACAGACAAACCAACACCAATAACAGGCATGAGCACTGCAATATACGCAAGGCCGCGCCACACAGCAGGACCGCTGTAGTTCTTTGCGGATTTCCATGTGGCGACTGACCAGACGAGCATGTAACCGAGCATCAATATCGCAATTGGGCTCTTGAGCTTGGCAGGGGATGCATCCAGCATGAATTGCATGGCCATCCCAAATACAACGCCATAAAGCCAAAAGGTTTTGACCAGCGGTATATGACCGCTGATGAATGATCTAAACCAGCCGTCTGCAGTGGATGGTGCGTGAGTTGTCATGTTTCCTCCTGCGGAAACTCTATCACCCCGGCTAGGTTTTGGGAAAGAGGATGGTGGCGGAAACACTCATTGCATGAGCAGCCAATTCGATCCAACCACCGCGCGACTTGATGATCAACCAGCTGGGTTTAAGCCCGAAGAACGCAAAAGTTCTACGTTTGATCCATCGACCGCAACCGAAGCAGATACATCCCGAGGCATTGGAGGCTGGGCGCGCGACATTGGCGGCACTGCGCTGAATGCAGCCATCAGCGTGCCAGAGGCTGCTGTTGGTTTAGCGGACTTGGCAACAAATCTAGGCGCGACAGCGCTTGGTTTCCAGTCTCCGCAGCTTGGTAAACGAGCTGAAGATGCTGGGCTGCGCTTCAGGGAAGCCAAAGAGTTTGTCAACGAAAACATAAAGTCTGACGCATCACGCGAGGCGCGCCGCAAGTTCCGAGAAGCCGAGGGTTTTGTAGGAAAGTTCAAAGCCGCGATTGAAAACCCAAGCCTCATTGCCGAGGGTGTTGGCGAATCTCTTGGCCCTATGGGCGCTGGTGGCGTGGTGGCGCGCGGGGTGGCCGGTGCAGCTGGTGCTGGGTTCCTTGGCCAAGGCGCAGCCAAGCTGGCCCAGACCACTGCAGGCGGTATTGCTGCCGGTGCCGTCGGTGAAGGCGCCGTCATGGCCGGTTCACAGGCCGAGTCCATCCGCCAGGAAACACCAGATGGCCTGCTGACCCCCGCACAATCCGGCGCCGCGCTGGCTACCGGCGTGATTGGTGGTGGTTTGGGGGTGTTGGGTGGCAAGGTGGCGCAAAAGCTGGGTGTTGGCGATGCCGAAACCATGCTGGCACAGGGAACCAAGGGCATCCAGCGCCAGAATGCCGAGGAAGCGGCAGCCATTGCATCCAACCTGCGTGCTGCCAAGAGCATTCCACGCCAGGTGGTGGAAGGCGCCATCAGCGAGGGCTTGCTGGAGGAGCTGCCGCAAAGCGTGGCAGAAACCGTGATCCAGAATTTGTCGCTGGGCAAGGACTGGACGGATGGCCTGGACGAGTCCATCGTCATGGGTGTGCTCTCGGGTGGCGCCATGGGTGGCGCTGCTGCCGGTTACAAGGGTTTTGCCGGGACTGGGGCGCAGGATACCAATGCGCCGGCCGATCCCAATGCCCAGCCCGCGCCCGTCAATCCGGGCTTGGTGCGTGTGCGCAATGCGTTTGCCGAGCAACTGGCCGCCGAGCGCGCCAAGGGGGCGCCAGCGCCTGTGCTCAATGAAGATGCACTCTTGGCCAACGGCATCGCGCCGCAGGCACGCATCAATCCAGACCAGATGGGTAAATGGCTGGGTGATGTGCCAGCCGCTCCAGCGCCATCGCAACGCATGGGGCTGGACGCTACCGCTGGTGGTTTGACAGGTGCTGCAGCACTAGCGGTAGATTCTGGTGCCAGCCAGGCATTCCAGCCGCAGCAGTACATCGACCCCGCTGATGACCCAAGCATGGGCAGTGATACGCCCATCACCGCCGCTGCCGACGTAGCGCAGTCGGGCGCGCCAGAGGCCGATCCGTATGCCGGGTACGAGGTGGACTACGAAAGCCTGTCCCCTGTCGAGAAAGAGCTGTACGACTGGGAAATGTCCCAGCGCGATGCGCCTGACGATGCGTTTTCCAGCCTTGCAGCGCTGGATGACTCGGACATTCCGTTTTTTGATCAAGCCTCGAACGCCACCGACGAGGAATTTTTGCGCGCCCTGGGCGCATCTGACGAGGAAATCAACGATGCCATTCAATTTGCCAACCAACCCCGAGGCCCGCAAGGCCGTGCTGCAGTCAATGCTCAAGCTCAAGCGAATGAGCCCCGAAGCACGGGCCAAGGCGCTGGCCAAGCTCAAAGCACCGGCCAAGTAACCAAACCCGCCAGCCAAGTAGCTAACCCCCCCAGCATTGCCGACCAGATCGCCAGTCTGGAGGCGCAAGCCGATGCCATCGATGCCAAGGCGCGTGACTGGGCCAGCCGCAATTACAAGGCCAACGCCAAGGAGCTGCCCCAGTACGCCGCCAAGGGTGGCCCTGCTGATGTGGGGGAGGCCAACGAACAGCGCCGCCTCAAGACCATCTTGGACGCCAAGGTGCAGGCGCAATCTCTGCGCCAGCAAGCACAGGAGCTGCGTGACCAGGGCAACGCACAGGCCCAGCAGGCAGCCAAGGCGGCCGCAGCGCGCCCAGCAGCGCCACCAGCAGTGCCGGTGCAGGCAACACAGGCCGCGCCTAAATCGCCTTCGATTGCCCAGCTGCATGCCATCTCGCGCAAGCAGATCAATGACATGACCGATAGCGAGCTGATGCAGCTGGCACAGGCCACTGTACCCAGCCACTCGCGCTATCAAAAACTGCAAAAAGCAATTCAAACCCGTGGCCTGCAAGCGCTGGCTGCTACCAATCAAGGAGCTAAACAAGATGGCACGCAAGCCCCTCAAGCCCAGCAAGCTGGCGCGCAACAACAAGCACCGGGAGCAGCATCTGGCCAAGCAGTCAACCGCCTTCCTGCAGCAGCTGCAGCGCAAGCAGGCCAGCCAGCAACCAAAGGTGGCGTAAATGGCAGCGCCCAGACTGCGAACCCTGCTGCACAAGCAAGCGCGCCGGATGCAGCGCAAAGCCAAGCGGCTGCTGCAGCCATCGCCAAAGAAGGTGCCACCCGCCGAGAAGCCGAACGCGCGCGCAACCTGGAGGCTTCCGAGCGCTGGACGCGCATGACCACGGCAGAGCGCCAGGCTGCAGCAAGCAAGGCCAGTGGCCTGAAAACGATTCAGAAAAAGAATGTGCACACCAAGCCATGGGCCGACTTGTCGGAGAAGGTGCGTGCTGCGCTGCTGGATGCGGTGGCGCCCGCGCAGTCAGACGGCGCGCAGGGCATCGAATCGGTGGGGCAGCTTCAAGCCAATTCACCTTCAAATGCAATTCAAAAACCGAACGGGAACAACCTACTTTCAGGCATCAAGCTGACGGAATCTGATGAAGATCGAGCATCCATTGAGCATTCCCGAAAAGTCTATGCTTGGGATCGAGCAAGTGGCGTAAGAGCCGAGGAAATGGCGCCGACGCGAACAAAGTGGCTGAACACTTTGAAGTCGCCCGAGCAGCAGGAGCAGATCATTAGTGCGCTGCTTCAGCAGCTAGAGCGCGGGAGCATGCCTGCAGATTTAGGTATTACATTTGGCGCTGATGATCATGAAATCACGATTGGCCTTGGTGATACCAATATAGCTAGCACAGGCATGCGACTAGAAGATGTGGATAGTCGATTTGCCCCCGGAAATCATGTGAACTACGGATCAATTCCAGAAGATGGAATTGTTGTGCCCCGCTCTCTGGTTGTCAGTACGTTGAAGGGTGCGCTCAAGACTCTCAAGCGTGGCGGGGTGAGGGCTTTGCCTGAAGGTGTTGATTCGAATACAGGGGTGGGCGCGAGCACGATGGCGATTGCCAAGCCAGTCGATACAGTCGCAGAGCAGGCGCTTATTGCCCAGCGTGATGCAAGCACCATTGAAGCAGCAGCTGCAGAGGCTGCTACCAATCCAGACAACGACACCCCAGCGCCCACTGAGGCACAGAAGGAAGCTGGAAACTACAAGAAGGGGCACGTTCGCCTGCACGGCCTGGAAATCGCTATCGAGAACCCCGCAGGCACCCAGCGCAATCCGGCTTGGCCAGCTCTCAAGAACCATTACGGCTATTTCAAGGGCAGCGTGGGCGCCGACAAGGATCATGTGGATGTGTTCTTGACCGACAAGGCCGAGGACGCCAGCCTGCCCGTGTTCGTGGTTGACCAGAAGCACCGCAATGGAAAGTTTGACGAGCACAAGGTCATCATGGGCGCGGCCACCGAGGCCGAAGCGCGCCAGACGTACCTGCAGAACTACGAGCAGGGCTGGACTGGGCTGGATGCCATCACCGAAATGAGCCTGGAGGACTTCAAGGCATGGGTGATGGATGCGGAAAAGACCAAGAAGCCAGCTGCTGCAGCATCTCTGTCTGCCTCTGCGCCTCAATCCAGCCGCATTACCGATGTGGGCGAGAAGATTGGTGGTGCCCGCAAAGACCTGTGGACGGGTTTCAAGGATGATCTGCGCGCCGTGCCAGATGATCAGATTCAGGCGCAACCCTTGTCCAAGGTGTGGCCACAGACGGACTATCAAAAGCTGATTGATGCTGGTCAAGATCCTGCGGTGGTGGCCCTGGTGCGCTCCATGCGCGATGCTGTTCCGGTGAAGCCGCGCCAGAGCCACAAGCTCAAGCGCTGGGCCGAGCAGGTGCAGCTGCTGCGCAGTCTGGCCATGGAGATGCTGGATGGCAAGCTGGAGCAGCAGAAACTGCGCGAGCAGCTGCGGGTGATGGGTAGCCGCGATGTGCTGGGTGTGCTGGGGCGCGCCGAGTTGTATGAGGCGATGGGGCACTCCAAGAGCCTGGAGGGGATCACTTTCGGGGAGCACCACTATTCGCTGTACCGGGGGCGTGAGAATGTAAACCTGTGGGTGGTGGAGCAGGCCGCCAAGGCCACGGCATTTAGCAACTGGCCCCGTGAAATCGCCACTGGGGATACGAAGGAAGCCGCGCTGCAGGCATTCAAGCAGGCATACGGCCAGCTGGGTGAGGTGCAACAAAAGAAATCTGCCTCGTTTGACATCATTTCAGAGACATACACGCGCAACTACTACGTGGGCAAGAAGCTGGGGCGTAACTACGCCAAGTTGGCCGGGCCATTCAAGACGGTGAAGGAGGCGCGGGCCTACCGCGATGCCAATGAGGGTGAGCTGACGCAGAAGCTGCAGGCCTACAAGCTGGTGCCGCAGGAGCGCGCCGACGAAAACCGCCCTCGCGTGGGGCAGGATATGCGCAATGGCGTGGATGTGACGCCAGATCAGTTCCGCGACACCTTTGGCTTCCGTGGCGTGGAGTTCGGCAACTGGGTGGGGCAGGGCAAACGCCAGCAGGATCTCAATGACGCCTATGAGGCACTGATGGATCTGGCTGCCGTATTGCAACTGCCGCCCAAGGCGCTGTCGCTCAATGGTGAGCTGGGCATGGCCTTTGGTGCACGTGGCACGGGTGGTGTGGGTGCTTTCAATGCGCACTATGAGCCGGGCAAGGTGGTGATCAACCTGACCAAGCGCAGTGGCGCTGGCAGCCTGGGTCACGAGTGGTGGCATGCGGTGGATAACTACTTCTCACGCATGCGCAAGTCAGCCGATGGATTTATGACCAGCAGCCGTGATGTGCTGCAGCAGGCTAAAGGCAAGCAGGTAGCGCCCAGTGCAGAGGGGGTTCGCCCGGAGGTGGTGCAGGCCTTCGCCGCCGTGATGCGCGCCATCAATGGCACAGCCTTGCGTGATCGTTCGGCCAAGCTGGATGAGCGCCGCTCCAAGGATTACTGGAGCACGGACGTTGAACTCAGCGCCCGCGCCTTTGAGGGCTATCTGTTGGCCAAGCTGCAGGATCAGGATGCCAGCAATGATTACCTGGTCAACGTGATCAGCCCCAAGGCATGGGAAACCGCTTCTGAGGCAGGAGTGCAGCTGGGTGCGGCTTACCCCTATCCGTCGATTGAGGAAATGCCCGCCATTCGCGCAGGTTTTGATCAGTTCTTCGCGGCGCTGGAAACCAAGGAAACAGACAAAGGGGTGGCGCTGTTTCGCACATCGGAGGTGTTTTCTGGCGACAAGCAGGCGGTCAGCACCGGACTATCGGTGGAACAGGCTCAAAAAGCGGTCGATGAGGCTCTTGCGGGGCTGGGGAGTTTTCCACCAGTCAACGTCGTGCTGCGGGGCGCTGAGATTGGGGTCACGGCGCCTGACGGTGTAATGGGTGCGTTGATACCAGCGCAGGGCCGGATCTTCATCGTCGCCTCTGCGCACAGCAGTGGTCGTGACGTCGTTGAGACGCTCTTTCATGAGATGTTCCATCTGGGGTTGCGCAATGTGCTGCCAAGTTCAGATTATGTGCAGACGATGCTGGATTTGGCAAAGCGTGACACCCGGGTGCAGCAATATGCGCTGGAGTGGAAGAAGTACGCGCCAGATGCACCCATGCAGCTGCAGGCGTTGCGCGAAAGTGGATTGTCTGGGAGCGCGCTGACGGCGCACTATGAGGCGCTGGCGATTGAGGAGGGCTTGGCTGTGGTGGCGCAGGAGCTGGCCGCGCGCAAGCTGCCGGGCACAGCCCACAGTTTCAGGGTGCGCCAGCTTGCCGGGTGGATGGCTTCTGTGGCTGATCGCATGGGGCTGTCACGCCTGGCGTCTGGCATTCGCAAGCTGACCTACAACGCGGCCGAGCGTTTTGTCATGTCGGCCCTGGATGCGGCTGGGCAGGGTGTGGATGCCCGCTCTGCGGTGGATGCGGTGTATCGCACGGCGATGCAGGAGGATCGCAGTGAAGGCGGCGCAATGCGTGGCCTTGATCTTGCCCAGGCCATGAAGGTGCTGGAGCAAAGCCAAGCTGGCATGAGTGCGCAAATGATTGCGCAGGTGAACAAGGTTGTAGATGGCATTCGCAAAACTTGGGTGAATGCACCAGAGGTGGTGGTTGCCTACGGGATGGAAGATGCCAAGATACCCAAAGAGGCTCTAGCCACAGATTCTCTGCAACGATCCGAAGGGGCAGAGGGCGATCCAGAGGGGTTTTATTGGGATGGGAAGGTGTACTTGCTTGCAGACATGCTGCACACACCGAATGATGTTGCGCGTGTGTTTTTCCATGAGGCTTTGGGGCACCATGGTTTAAGAGGTGCCTTTGGAAAGCAGCTGGATGTGGTGCTAGAGCAGATCACCGTCATGCGCAAGGCGGATGTGGCATCCAAGCTGACGCAGTATGGGTTGAAAAACACGCCCAAGGGTCGCCGCGTGGCTGCAGAGGAAGTGCTTGCCACCATGGCGCAGTCCACGCCGCGCCTGAACTTGGTGCAGCGCGCCATTGCCGCTATCCGCTCCTGGCTGCGTGCCAACGTGCCAGGCCTGCAGACCATCAAGCTGTCGGACGCTGAAATCATCCGCGACTACATCTTGCCAGCGCGCGCCTGGGTGGAGCGTGGTGGGCCTGATGGCAATGGCCCACGTGGCGGCCAGCGTATCGAGCCCGTTATGAGCCGCAGTTCCATGAAGTCAGTGGAAGCGAACATTGCGCGCGGGCGGGAGGCGCTTGCTGTTGCATTGACTGACAAGACCACGGTGCACAGGGCCATGTTCCGCAATGGGCTTGGCTGGGTGGACTTTGTGTGGGGGAGCGAGGGCACAGTCAAACCGACCGGCAAAACCAAAGGCGGGATGGGTTTGAGCCACATTCTTGAAGCAAGACAGCGCAAGGATGGGCTGACAGAGCAGGCGGCGGTGAGGTTCTTGGACGAAATCGTAGAAGCCGTCGCGCTGGGGACTGAGTTCAACCGCAAGCAAATCGAGCAGTCAACACGTGTCGGTATTGAGCACGAATCTACGATTGTTTGGCTGACGAAGGCCGATGGATCGAATGCCTGGGTTGTGACCGGATACGAAAAAGTCCCCAGTGGTGCAGTCGCGGGGAGAGCCACTACTGCACCTACACACGCAACTGCTTCGCGCACCCGCAATGGCGTGGAGGGGACTAAGCCAATTTTGGATGATGATGGCGATTTAGGCAACATCCTATTCAGCCGCGCCAAGGTGGCCGAGCTGAAAGACAAGGGCTTGCAGCTGGCTCATACCTACATGAGCCACCCCGGCAAGGTGTCGCTGTGGGACAAGACAGTGGGCACCATGCGCCACGTGGCCGAGCGCTTCCCTGCGTTCAAGCCCGTGTTTGAGGCTGCCCAGCAGTTCATTGACGATGTGGCCAGCGTAGCCAACGAAGCCGCGCAATACGCACCGCGCCTGATTCCCCGTGTGGAAACACTGAGCGACATGCGCAAAAAGCCTATCTCGGTGGAGGACAACCGCGCGATTGGCAAGGCGCTGTTTGGTGGCACGCTGGAGTGGGGGCGCGATCAGCACGGCAAGGCGATGCTGATGGACGACCTCAAGGCCAAGTATGCGGGCCTGTCGGTGGACACCAAGGCTGAGATCCTGATGGCAGCAGGCAAGGTGCAGCCACAGCTGATGGCCGCCATGCGTGGCAAGCAGCTGCAGCAGTTTGAGAGCTTTATCAACAATCGCTTTGATAGCACTATTCTCAAGCCCGGAGTGCGATTCACCCACAAAGAGCTGCGAGAGTTCTTTAACTTGAACGACCAGCAGATCAGTCTGTACGACGAAGCCCGTGCGACTGTGGATAAGTCGCTGGACATAACCGCCCGCGCGGAAATGCTGCGGGCCTTGGGCCGTGACTGGGATGGCTTCCGTGACATGGTGATGGATGCGCCAACCCTCACGGATGCATGGAAGCTGCTGGATGACGAGCTGGAGCAGCGCGCCAAGGAGATCCCGGACAGCCGCGACCAGATGGCCGCCAAGATGTTCCAGATTCGTGCCTCTGTGGACAAGGCGCAGGAGCTGATGAATAGCGGCTACATGCCTCTGCAGCGCTTTGGCAAGTACACGCTGGACGTGCAGGATAAAGACGGCGAGCGCATCTACTTTGGCATGTTTGAGAGCAAGGCAGACAGCAACCGCATGGCCGAGGCCTTGCGCCGCGAGCACCCTGATGCCGCGGTGACGCAGGGCACCATGAACGACCAGCAGTACAAGCTGTTTGCCGGTATCACACCAGAAACCGCAGAACTGTTTGGCTCGATGCTGGGGTTGGATGCAGAGGGCAACGACGCCAAAGACCAGGCCTTCCAGGAGTTTTTGAAACTGTCCAAGAACAACCACAGCGCGCTCAAGCGCCTGATTCACCGCAAGGGGATCATGGGCTACAGCGAGGATGTGGGCCGGGTGCTGGCCAGCTTTGTGTACTCCAATGCGCGCCTGGCAGCCACGGGGCTGAACGCGGGCAAGATGGAAAACGCCATCAACGACCTGAACACCAAGCACAAGCAGGAGGGGGAGCTGGGCGAGATTGCCGCCAAGCTGCGCGATTACATCCAAGACCCGCAGGAAGAAGGCCAGGCCATCCGGGGCATGCTGTTTGCTCAGTATCTGGGTGGCTCGATTGCTTCGGCCATGGTCAACATGACCCAGCCGTTTGCGGTGACGCTGCCTTGGCTGTCCCAGTTCGGTGGCATGGCCAAGGCCGGACGCTACCTGTCTGGCGCCATCAAGGACATGGCCAAGCGTGGACACCAGTACGAGCCGGATCTGGCGCATGCGCTCAAGATGGCCGAGGACGATGGTGTGGTGAGCCCGCAGGAAATCCACCAGCTCATGGCCCAGGCGCGTGGCGCTGGTGGTCTGCGCACCGGGGACGGCACCAAGAAGGGTGATGCACTGGCCAGCGCTGCCAACTATTGGGAAAAAGGCAAGGTGCTGTGGGGCCAGCCGTTCGCGCTGGCCGAGCAGTTCAACCGCCGCAGCACGTTCATTGCCGCCTACCGGCTGGCCAAGGAGCAGGGCAAGGCCAATCCCGCCGAGTTCGCCCGCCAGGCGGTGGTGGAAACCCAGTTCCTCTACACCAAGGCCAACAAGCCCCAGTGGGCGCGCGGGGCCATCGGTGGCACGGTATTTACCTTCAAGACTTACTCGGTGTCGTTTCTGGAGCTGATGCAGCGCACCTGGAATGCTGGTGAACCCGGCAGTCCCGAGCGTGCGGCCGGCCGCCGCGCGGTGGGCTGGGCCATGCTGATGCTGATGCTCATGGGTGGCGCTGGTGGCCTGCCGTTTGTGGAGGATGTGGAGGATTTGGTCGATGGTGCTGGTCAGATGATGGGCTACAACTTGAGCAGCAAGCAGTGGCGCCAGCAGCTGGCAGCGGATGTGCTGGGTGCCGAGCTGGCGGGCTTTCTGGAAAACGGTCTGTCCGGCCTGCCGGGCGCGCCCATTGATATTTCCGGGCGCATGGGCATGGGCAACCTGATTCCCGGTACAGGCCTGTTGCTCAACAAGCAGTCCAGCACCCGCGATGTGATGGAAATGATCGGCCCAGCCGGTGATCTGGTGGCGCGCGGCTTCTCGGGCCTCAAGTCGGTGGCTTCTGGTGTCGTGAACGCCGATGCGGGAAGCATTGGGCGCGGCGCCATGGAAGTGATGCCTGCAGCTGTGCGCAATGCTGTAAAGGGGGTCGACATGGCTGCCAGCGGCATGTATAAGGACACCAAGGGCTACAAGATCATTGACACCAGCCTGGACGAAGCGCTGTGGAAGATGATCGGGTTTCAGCCGCGTGCAGTGGCTCAAGTGCAGGAGAGTAATAGCTTCATGCAGCGCTCCAAGAGCTTTTACATCCAGACCAGCAATGAAATCCGCTCACAGTGGGCGCAGGCATTGTTTGACAAGGATGAAGATGCCGTAAAGCGTGTGCGTGAACGCCTGGACAAGTGGAACGCACAGAACCCTGACCAGCCCATTCGCATCAAGATGCCCGACATTTGGAAGCGTGTGCACCAGATGGGCAAAGATCGTACCGACCGCATTGCCGACACCGCGCCCAAGGCGTTGCGCCAGCAATTGCGGGAAATGGCACAGGAGCAAGGACGGTGATACGCTTGGCACAGGGCTGCAGTATTCAGTGACTGTGGCCCCGTGTGGCAGACTTGTGCAAGCACAGGGCTGCCCCTTATGTGCGTTGTTCACCAGTGCGCATAAGGGGCAGTGGTACTGGACAAATCCAGTGCGGGGTATCTCGTAACCCCAGGCCTGGCCCGCGCCGCTGATGACGCCCTGGAAAGACTGGGAGAAAAGCCCCACTGCCGCGCGCAGTCGGGGCTTTTTCTTTGCCATCCCGGCTAGGGTTAGGCGCAGTGTTTCAAGGGCTGGACACTGCCTGCATGTTCAGCGCCATTGTTTTATCTGCCCATGCAGTCACCCTGCAATTGCCGGGGTGCACTGTATTGCCGCGCGTGCAAAGACTGCAATCCGTTGCACAGCTGCACGGCGCCCGCCTGGATGCGCTGGCGCATGTCAGAACCCCCTACTGCTTTTTCCTGGACGACGACGATGCACTGCCCGCCGATTACCAGGACGTGCTTGGGGAGTGCGTCAAACGCATGCGCGCCAAGAAGGTGCCGATGGCTTACACCGATGAAATCCTGCGTGAGCCTGGTAAAGCCGATGTGCACCGCAGCTGGTACGACTATGACGCCGAGCAGCACGCCATATCGCCCATGGCCATTCACCATCTGGTGGTGATGGATTCCAAGGTGGTGCGTGACTTGGCCGCAGACCTGCCGCGCGGTGACTACTGGACAGAGCACATGCTGTACTGGGCACTGGCCCAAAAAGGGGCGGTGTATGTGCCTCGGGTGGGCTATATCTGGAACCGCAACCCCAGCGGATTCAGCAGGATGCCGCAGATTCTGGGGGCGCAGGTCATGTCACGGCGCTGGATTGCTATGCAGCAAGGGGTGACCTCATGCTGACCCTCAAAGTAGGCTGGTATCCCAACAATGGCAATGGCCCCGAATCCGTCTGGGAAAACATTGGCGATGACTGGTTCCCCACCAACGCCCCATCTTCCACGGAAGAAGGCGAGCAGGACGGCGCTTACTATTTCGACTGCGGTGTCGTGGCGCTGGAGGGCGGCAGCCCGGATGACTTCACCGCACAATTAACTGGCCTGAGGCTACCCAGTGGGTATATCACTGGGAATCTTTATGACTACCTGCAGCCCGGGGATAGGGCATATGCCGTGTTCTCAGCCTCCGAAAAAGAGAGCGGCACTGCAGTCGAGTTCGTGACAGACGTGAACCTGTACGTCGAAGCGCTCTACATGACCCCCGACGGCATGCGCTACCGCTGGGGACGCGAGGCCGTCACACCGCCACCGACAGTCTTTTATCTGGGGTGGGATACCGATCCTGTGAAAGTCGGCGGCCTGGTGCGCGACCCCGGCTCCAGTGGTGGGGACTTTGGAACGCTGGGTGGGCGTCCGCCGCAACTGGGGGCGGTCAACAGCGATGATCGCTGGACACAAGGCGATGTGGATGCGTGGACGCAAAACTACATCCGCCGTGCAAGGATGCCCGTGCGGTGGGCACAAAAGCACACGCTAGTACTGAATGTCAAGTTCACGCCGATGGATGGCTCCCCCGTCATTGAATACAACGACGCCAACCCTGGTGAGCATTTCGCGTGGTCGATCTCCCCGCAAGAACCCATTGACCGACCGTACAACATTGACGTGCGCGACGGAATTTACGAATTCCGCTTACTGGTGGATGGCTACCCGTCTGCCAATCGGCTGTATGCCGTGGCCTACTCCTCCTTGAATGGTGGCAGCGCCTATGGGACGGTAACGTGGTATGGCGAGGGCGTGGATGCGGGTGGCGGCACCACGTTCTGGACGGGGTTTCGGGGCACCGAGGAAATCGTGAGCGAAGGGGGCGGCAATGCGTAAGCAACTGGGGCCCTTCGTGGGTGTGGACAACCGCCGCCACCCCACCGATTTGACGATCACGCTGGATCGCGCCCGCCTGGATGCGCTGGCTGCGGCGGTGAACGTGGATCTGGTGCAAGGCGGCAAGATCCGCCGCCGCGCTGGTTTCACCCGCTTGCTGGATCAGCGCGTGCACTCTTTGTGGGGCGATGGTGACGAGCTGGGCTATGGCGTGCTGGGCACGGACTTGGTGGCCATTGATGCCAATGGCTTTGCCAAGGTGGTGCAAGGTGGCATGCCCGAGCGGGTGCCGGTGTCCTTCACCCGGCGCGCAGGTGTGGTGTTCTGGGCCAACGGCCTGCGTATGGGGGCGGTGATTGGTGAGCAGCCCGTGCAGCCCACACCGGCCCTGCAGAACCTGCCCACGGTGGGTGTGCTCCCTGATGGCGGGCTGCAGGCGGGCACTTACCAGCTGGTGTTCACGCTGTCCGGGGTGCTGGGGGAAGGCCCAGCCACGCATCCGGTGGCGGTGGATGTGCCTGAGCAGGGCTGCATCCAGATCATGGGCATGGTGGAGCCAGAGGGCTTTGTGCTCAACACCTACATCACGGCGCCCAACGGCACGGTGTTCAACGCGGTGGAGGTGGCGCGCTATGCCGACCAAGGGCGGATTGCAGTGCTGGATGACGCTGGGGCGCAGGCAGAAACCATAGGGCTGGTGGCGCTGCCGGTGGGCTCGGTGGTGCGCAGCCAGGACGCGCGCCTGCTGTCGGCCAAAGAGAACTTGCTTTTTTATAGCGAACCCTTCGCGCCGCTGCTGGCTAAACCCACAAATTACATCGCTTTTGAAGATCGCATTTGCATGGTGCGCCCCTGCGGTGGCGGGGTGTTTGTGGGCACGACGGCTGCCACTTACTGGCTGGCCGGGGATCTGGCTGGGGCGGATTTGGCGCAGGTGCTGCCTTATGGCGCGCTGGCGCATTCGGACTGTGTGTCCCCGCGTGACAACGATGTGGTGTTTTGGCACAGCCCGCGCGGCTTGATTCGCGGGCTGGGGTCTGGCGCGGTGCAGGCCGTGCAGCAAGAGAGGCTGGCGCTGTCGGGCGGCAAGAGCGCAGCTACGTATGTCCGTGAGCGCAACGGACAAACGCATGTGATTGCCGCCGTTCAGGCGCCCCAGAAAACCCAAGGGGCGGTGTATGCGTCGATTGACGCGCAAGTAATCAGAAGGAGTTTGTGATGTTCAAGACCAAGCGTTTGGCGCTGGCTGTGGCGGCTGCCATGGCGGCTTTTGCTGGTGGTGCTGCAGCAGGTGGCGCAGAAAAAGTGCACCACGGCTGCACCTACACGGTGGAGGTGGTGCGCGACGGGCAGGTGATTCGCAGTTTTCAGGCGTACAACCTGATGCCCGAGCAGGGGCGCAACGACATGCTCAATGTCTATTTCAACCGCGCAGCAGCCCAGACGGGCTGGTTCTTCGGGGTGTTTGAAGGCAACAGCGTGCCCAGCGACGACCTGACGGCAGATACCTGGGTGTCGCGCCTGGGCGAGTGCACGGCCTACACCCCGGCCACGCGCCCCGCGTTTTCTTCGTCAGCAGCGGCTGCGGGGGAAACCAACAACACGGCCAGCCGCGCAGAAATGACCTTCACGGCGGCCAAGACCATCTATGGCGCGGTGATTGTGTCGGCTGCGGCCAAGGGTTCGGGCTCCGGGGTGATTGCTTCTGCGGTGCGCTTTGATGACCCGCAGGTGCTGCGTTCGGGCGACACGCTGCGCCTGACCGGCTCTTTTAACTTGGTATCCGCGTAAAGGACAACGGCTATGCCTTCTTCTCTGACTTTATCCACTGGCCTGACTGCTGCGCAGCTGCAGGGCATGATCACGGCGCTGACCAATGAGGGTGGCGCAGAAATCCGCATCTATGGCGGCCCTATGCCTTCTTCGTCCAATGCGGGGGTGGGCAGTGCGGTGCTGCTGGCCACCGTCAAAGGCCCATCCAGTGAGGCGCTGACGCTGCAAGTGAGCGGCACGGTGCTGCAAAAAGACCCGCTGCAGGCGTGGTCGGGCAATTATGTGGCGGCAGGCACGCCCACGTTCTTTCGGCTGTGCGCTGCCAATGACACGGACGCCAGCAGCACCACGCTGCCGCGCCTGCAGGGTACGGTGGGCCGGGTGGACAGTGACTTGAATCTGACCAGCACTGAGGCGGTGGTTGATCAGCCGGTGCCTATCAAGGAGTTCATCTATAGCTTCCGCGAGGCAGTGGGAGGCTGATGATGATGTTCCCGTCCACATCGGGTGGTGCTGCTGGTTCGCTGGTGCGCGGTAACGAGTTTTACCGCAATGCGCCCGCGCCCTACAGTTACACCCGCCGTGGGCAGGACACGATTCATGTGATGCCCGGCCACATCCGGGTGACGCGCCAAGCGCAGCGCAAGGTGCTGCAGCCCGAGCTGCTGCTGGCGCTGCGGCTGACGTCCGAGCAGGCGGCCATCAGCACCTCGCTGCCCGGTGGCAGCCTCAAATCCAACACCGAACAGCACATTCGAAGGCTGCACCCGCTGGTGCTCACTGAAGGCGATGGCACCGAGGAACTGCTGGACTGGCCCCAAGACGAGCTGTGGCAGTACCCCGGCACGTTTCAGGCCAAGGGGCATATCGTGCCGGTGGGCGATGGCTATTTTGTGCATGTGGCAGCTGGCACATCGTCCAATCTGGTGCCCACACCGGCAGAGCTGCAGCTGCTGGACTATGCAGGCTCCCGTGTGGCGCTGGTGCACAAGGACAATCTGGACGGCCCCTACCTGAACACCGTCACGCGCCAGCGGGGGGTCACCGGGCACTCGCTGGTGTTTCACCGGGAATCCAAGCTGCCGGGTCGTGGCTTTGACGACCGCGCCGGGGATGTGCTCAAGGATCAGGTTGGGGCCAACTACTATTTAGAGGAAGCGCGCCAGCTGCTGTCGCGGGAGTGGCTGGTCAATGAAGCCATGGATGTGGAGGGCCACACCATCAGCGCTGTGCCTTTGGGCTGGATGGATGAACAGCACCGGTATGCGTTTGCGGTGTTTGGCCACACGGGGGCGGGCATCGCCTTGGGAGAGGTGGAGTGCCTGGTGTACTGCACCGGCACCCGCGCCCTGGTGCACCGCACGGTGATTGCGCCGCCGCCTGCTACGGACGACAACGCCAGCAGCTGGGTCGGTGGGCTGTGCAGTGGCCGCGCCAGCCCGCGCATGGCCGCGCTGGGCACGGGGATGATGGCCACGGTGCTGATGCCCAAGGCGCGCTACACGCTGCAGGGCCAGACGGTGGGCCGGGTATCAGTGAACGCGCGGGCGCGTGGCGTTCCGCCGATGCTGGTGTGGAGCACGGACTTTGGACGCACCTTCCAAAAGCGCTATCTGCATGAGCTGGAGGATGTGATTGCGCGGGCGTTCCCGCCGAATGGGTATTTCCCGGCGGGGGGCTTGTACTTCCCCGAGCTGAAATTCCATATCGAAGCCATCACCGAGGCGGGGGACTTCCTGCTGGCGATTGCGGCGATGAATGCGCGCCCCTCGGGCGACATTCCCAGCGCTGACTACGACGAGTTCTACAGCGAACGCTTGGATGGTGGATTCGAGGGGCCAGATTATCGGTACTGGTGGACAGAAGGCGCAGCAGAGCGCCAGTCGTACATGACCTTGTTCAAGGGCAGCATCCACGGCGGCGCGCTGCGGCATCTGCCTGGGCTGGATGATCTGCAGCTGCGCTTTTGGCACTATCTCTATAAGTATTCCAGTGGGCGCAGCGATGGCACGGTGCCGCCTGGCACTTATCGCTACAACGTACTGTGCAATGGCCTGCTGGGTGCTTGCACGCCCATGGTCAAGGCCTACGCCAGCGGCAGTGCTGCCGTGATCGCCAAGACCATCGAGGTGACGGTGCCGCCCGGCTGGAACTTCACCAAGGTTGACCACGACATTTACCGGGTGGTGGAGACTTTTGTGCTGACCAGCGAGGACGGGGGAACGACCTGGATCAAGTCGGTGCTTCCAGACGAGCAGGTGAGTTACAGCGATGTGGCAGCGTTTGGCCGGCTGCGTGACCCGCAAGCGCCCAACGGCGCAGCCTCTGACCCCCAGCTGTTGCATGCCAGCTGGACGGTGATCGAACCCAAGCGCGAAGCCACCCCCGAGCGCGCCGCCGTGCCCGCCCGCATTGCGCTGCTGGTGCACCAGCATGACCGCTGCAGCCTGTATGTGACGGATTCCCCCGACAACACCCTGCGCACCTGGACGCTGCGCAAGCTGCGTGATCTGCAGCCCGAGCCTGTGGTGCCTGCGGCACAGATGGCCAGCGCATGGGATCAAGGTGAGTGCGGCACGCCCAGCGCCTTGGCCTATCTGGGGGATGTGGATAGCGAGGAATACCCCGAGTACCTGAATCCGGCGCTGCCGCAACTATTTGAGCGAGAAGTATGAGCAACCAACTTGTCAAGATTGGCCGTGCGCGCAGTGTGTGGGTGCCGCCTGTGATCCGCGAGTACACCGTGCCGCGCACGGTCAAGAACACCAGTGGCCGCTGGGCGTATGCGCGCAGTGAAAGCCGGTATGTGCTGCCCAGTGGCTGGACAGTTACTACAGTGATTGGCATGAGCGGCACCGGATATGCAGTGCTGCCGGGCACGCGCATGGTGGATGGCGGGGCAACCAGGGAAGTCTGGTATGCCATCGGTTCTGCGGCAGGGCCGTACACGGTGGAGATTTCCAAGTGGGTGCCAGACGGCGGCAGCACGGTCTATTACGACACGGTGCGCGAGGTGGTGCAGCCCGGTTACTGGGAATCTCAGGAGGAATTGCCCAGCTGGAGCCACGGCGCCCAGTCGGCGCTGGCGGGCTATGCGCCCTGGAAGATGGAGTTTTACGCACCAGCCAACGGCGACGGGGTGGTGGTGGGCCCGGCAGTGGCAGCTGCCCCACTGGATACCGATGCCCGCGCCCGGATTGCCCAGGGGTTCCATGTTCAGGGTGCGCAGATCCTGCTTTGGGCGACCCGGCCCGCCCCCGCCGCCTATCCGCTGCAGATGCTCGCCCCTATGCCTGCGATGGGTGCAAAGACCTTGCTGTCGCTGGAGTCAGACGGTGTGCAGCTGACGTGGCGGGTGGATGGCATGGCCGTGGCCAAGGCCGGGGACTTGCTGGCTGACCAGCCGGTGATGATGGCCGCAGCCCTGTATGGTGCCTTCGACTATGTGGAGGCTGCGGCGCTGCAGGTGGGGGCCGGGCAGGCCACGGCGGACTTGAAGGTGACGCCGGTGGTGGCGCTGGGGGATGTGCAAAACCGCGCACTGGTGCGCGCCACGCCCCAGCTGTATGCCCACAGTTACAGCAATCATCTGCGCGATGGCCGCCGCCCCCGGCTGCAGGCTTCTTCGCGCGGGGCTTATGCCGCGCTGACCGATGGGCGCAAGTCGCGTGTGTTTGCGTTCGGGATTCCCGGCTCTGTGGGCCGGGCCACGCTGCAGGTCACGCCGCGCATGGCCGCGCATGGCTACGACGAGGGGTTTGCCTTCCTGCAGGCCCAGCCGGTGGTGCGCCTGACGGAAGCCGCACCCCCAGCGCTGGCCGATGTGGCCGCTGCCCTGGCACGCATCACCATGGAGCGGATGCCCGGTGCGGGCAATCTGGCCTATGAAGCCCCCCGCGTGCAGGCGCACATCAGCGCTACCGTGCGCCGGGAACGCAAGGCCACCAGCCGCCTGCAGGCCCGCACCCGCACGCTGGGGGGCAAGCTGGTGCGCCAGCTGATGGCTGAGCGGCTGGGGGTGGTGGTGGACGTGCCCACTGACCGCCTGCTGGATGGGCGCTTGTATGAGGTGCTGCATGCCGGGCAGCACATGCTGGTGGGCGCTTTGCTGGATGTGCAGCTGGTGCAACACCTGCATGGGACGGACGGCTGGACGATTGACCGCATGGTGGATGCAGCGCTGCTGCAGCGGCTGGGGCTGCAGGATGGTGCTGACCACCAGACGGTGCTGCAGGCGCTGGTGCAGGAGCTGCTGGGTGTGACGGTGCTGCAGGATCTGGGTGCGCCCAGTCAGGTGTGGAGCGTGACCGACCAGGGCAATGCGTCGGAGGAAAGCACCAGCTACACGGACTACCCGTTTACCGGCTTTGCCAACATTGGCGGGCGTTACTTTGGCGCCAGCGACCAGGGGCTGTATGAGCTGGAGGGCGACACCGACCACGGCGCACCGATTGAGGCGGTGGTGGATCTGGGGCAGCGCAATCTGGGATCAATTGCTATCAAGAGCTTGGCCAATGCCTATGTGAGCGTGAACGCCGAGGCGCCGATGCGCCTGCGCGTGGAACTCAACGGCCAGCAGTACACCTACACCGCCCGTGGGGCTGGGGCGCAGATGCAAACCCAGCGCATAGACCTGGGCCGAGGCCTGCGTGGGCATTTCTTTGGCCTGCAGCTGATGAACACAGACGGCGCAGATTTTGAAGTTGGCGGCATGGAGTTTGTTGCCGAGGAAAGCAAGCGGAGGATTTAAGCCATGAACGAAATGCAAACGAGCGACGACTTCGGTATGCAGGGTCAGTACGCCGCGATCTGGAATGCTCTGAACGCGGTGGTCAGTGCGAAAACGGCAGATACCAAATCCGCCGAGGCTGAGGTGCAGGCGTATCTGGCGACGCTGGATGGACAGGGTTTTGACCCGGCCCGGGTGCAGCAGCTGGTGGCCAGGCTGGATAACGTGACCACCCCGGCTGCGGTGGTGTTGCCTACTGCGCCGAATGTGGGTGCCCTGGATTACACCAGCAAGGTGCTGCCCACGATTGTGCGTGAGGCGCCCGACGTGCCGGATGCCCCCAGTGAGCGGGCGCTGATGGACTTTGGCACGCCGCCCACACTGGATACGGCGGGCGATCCGGTGAGCATGGAGGAATACCGGCGCCTGATGCTGTCCGAGCGTGATGCGCTGCTGGCCATGGTGCAAGAGAAATTCCGCGAGTTCGTGGCGGAATTCATGCCAACGCAGGTGGCCGATGCCGTGCAATGGCTGTCGGACGCCATCCATGCACGCAACACCGGCATTCCCATCCAGGTGGAAGCGCAGATCCATGAGCGCAACCGCGCCCGCATCCACAAGGAAACCGCCCGGCTGATTGCCACGGCCAAAACGACCTGGGCCAGCAAGGGCTACGCGCTGCCACCCGGCGCGCTGGTGGGCACAGTGGCCGACTTGCGCCGTGACGCGCTGGAGCAGCTGTCCACCACTTCCCGGGAGCTGGCTATCTATGTGAGCGACAAGCACATCGAAAACGCCCGCTTGGCGGTGGAGCAGACGCTGAATCTGCGCGTGCAGGCCACGAACGCGGCCCTCGACTACATGAAGTCGCTGATTGTGAGCCCGCAGCAGGTGGGGGACTGGATCACTGCCATGATCGACAACCGCACCAAGGTGGCGCAGGCCCGCGCGGATATTTTCAAGACCCGTGCCGATGTGGCTTCGGATGTGTACCGGGCACAGACGGGCTCAGATGTGGAGCGCTTTAAGACGCTGGCCGACATTTCGCTGGAGGATGCGCGCCAGGGCAATGCCACGCAGGTAGAAATCTTCCGGGCGCTGCTGGCCCAAGACCAGCAGGCCGCGCAGCTGGCCATCGAGAAGTTCCGCGCCCGCAGCGGCACCGACATGGAAGCCTACAAGGTGACCACCGATGCACTGCTGCGCTACTACGAGGCGGAAACGCGGGTGGCTGCGCTCAAGGCGGATGTGATTGGCAAGACTGCCGACACGTCGATGAAGCTGGAGGAATTGCAGTTCACCCAGCACAACCAGATCGCCAAGATTCGTGCAGATCTGGCAATGGAAAAGCTCAAGACCTATGCACAGCAGGCCTCGGCAGCGCTGAACAACCTGCAGATGCAGGCAAGCAGCAACACGACATACAGCATCAGCACCCGCGCGTGATTCTGATCACCCCGGCTAGGGTTAGGCCATAACCCACACGAGAGAGAGACTGTGCGGCATGACCACGCCCACAGTCTCTTTGCATTTCACCGTCCAGCAAGGCGCGACGTTTCGCCCTGTGTGGAAGCGTTATCAGGTTCCCGCCGAGGCCATCGTGCGCAATGGCACGCTGGTTTACAAGGCCAGCGGCAAGGCAGTGCCGCAGTCGGACATGGTGCCGGTGGACTACACGGGCTGCAAAGCCTGCATGCAGATGCGCGCCAGTGTGGATGCACCGGATGTGCTGCTGACATTCAGCACCCAGCCCCAGGAGGGTGAAGGCGTGATCACGCTGGGCGCCGATGGCTCGGTGGGGCTGGAGTTAAGCCCCATACAGACCAGCGCCTTGCCCTATGGCGATGGGGCCGGTCAGTGGCGGCAAGCCTGCGGGCAGATGGAAGTGGAGTTTGCCAATGGTGACATTGAGCGCCATTTTGAGATCCATCTGTGCCTTGACCCGGAGGGCACACGCGGTGACTGATACCGCTGTCGTGGTGCAGCAGCAGGTGGCCACCGTGGTGGTGGAGGTGCTGCGCACGCAGGTGGTGGCGCTGCAAACCCCATCCACTGCCGTGGCGCAGCCGGCCGATTTACCCCCCGTGGTGGTGCAGCAAGGCGACACAGCGATTGCCATGGGCATGCAGCCTGGCGCGCTGGTGGTGGCTCCCGTGCTGCACTCGGTGGTGGTGGCCGTGGGCATGCAGGGGCCACCGGGCCCAGACACCGTGGGCGCGCTGCGCCAAGAAAACCTGCTGGGGGAGTTTGCCCAGAACCCGCAGGCCCAGCAGCAGGCGCAAAAGAACATTGGGCTGGGGGTTGAAGATCCGCTGGCCTATTACATCCTGGCCAAGTCTTAAAGAGGTATTCCATGACATTAGAAGCACGCCTGGTGGCGCTGTCGCAAGCGATTGGCTCAGACATCAAGGCGCTGCGCCTGGCGCAAGGTGATCTGACGGCCCTGACGACCACCAACAAAACATCGCTGGTTGCGGCCATCAACGAGCTGCTGGCGCTGGTGGGCGAGGGGGGCGGCGCAGGTATTGATGACACGGCGCAGGCCGGTGGTGCCGTTACGTGGTCGGTGGACAAGATCACATCGGCCATCACTGCAGCGCGCACTGCGCTCAAGGACGAGCTGGTGGGCGGTGCCGGTGCGGCGCTGGATACGCTGGCCGAGCTGGCGGCGGCACTGGGCGACAACCCCAACTTTGCCACCACGATTGCTACCGAGGTTGCCAACCGGGTGCGTTATGACGCGGCTCAGGTGCTGACCGTGGAGCAAAAAGCCACAGCCCGCACCAATATTGGTGCGGCTTCGGCTGCTGATATTGGCAATGCTGACCACGACTTTGTGGCCGACTACACAGCAGCCAAGGCGTAAAGGTACACCATGACGCTGCAGGAGCGGATTTCGGCGGGGTTTGCGGCAGTGGGCGCAGACATTAAAGCGCTGCAGCAAAGCGCTGGCAGCGGCGCGCTGCCTGCTGATTTCTTTCCGGTGCTGGTATCACCATCCAAGCCGTGCCTGACCAAAACTGCAGCAGCCACATTGGCAGTCAAGGCCGGGACTTTGGTGCGAGTGGGCAGTGGCTATAAGTCTTTCACCGCAGATACGGCTGTGCAGATGCCTGCAAGCATGGTTGCGGGAGAGGACTACGGGGTATGGGTGACGCCCAGCGGCACAGCGTTTGCAGCAGCCAATGGCAAGCCATCCCCGTATGTGCTGACGCCTGCGCAGGCTGGAGCGGTGCAGATCGGCGGGTTTCATTACGGGCTGGTGGCGCCGGGGACTACGGTGGCTGGGGGCAGTTTTGCAACCACTGGGCCCGGCATGATCTGGACGCAAGCCGATGTGGACAAGATTGCAGGCATCAACGCGCACAGCATCTGGGATCTGAACTACCGGCCAACGTGTGATCCGCGCGGCATGGTGCGTATAGATGGTGGCTGCTGGTTTGATATTTATTTTTGTAGCACCCAGCACATTATCAATGGCACATCGCGCTACAACACGGACGTAGCCAGTGGGTCGGTTCCCCCGCTGATACCCACAATGTTTGGTGGTAACGGCAGCGCAAAGTATGCCGCGCTATCGTGGCATGAAGCGAACGAGGTTGCAGCAAGTCACGGCAAGCGTTTACTTAGCGGATCTGAGTTCTCTGCCGCAGCATTTGGCGTGACCGAGGCACAATCGCTTGGCGGTGATGCAGTAACCATCCCATCCACAAAACGGCAGCCTGGATTTACATCGCGCTGCGGCGGCGAGCAAATGACTGGGCACGTCTATACATTTGGTAGCGAGATAGCTTCTAACAGTGGGACTTCTTGGGTGGCAGGGGTAAACCGTGGTTCTACTTATGGTGTGACATATCCAGCTTTGTATGGAGGCGGGCGCACCTCACTGGCAAATTCTGGCTCTCGCTCATCCAACTGGGCGTTGAACGCTTGGAGTTCTCTCTGGAGTACTAGCTTGCGCCTTGCTTGTAATCACTACGGGGGGTAAGCATGGGGAATACGTACAGTCCACACACCGGTGAGCACATACATACCGACGATCCTGCGCCTTGGATGTTGCGGGCAACAGAGCCAGCCCCACAATACAACCCCTCTACACATAGCTGTTTCTGGCGGGGTGGTGAATGGGTGCTGAAAGAGGCTCATGCAGAGGATTTACCAGTCCCTGATTTTTGCACCGGCCCTCAAGGGCAGCTGGCCCTGCTGGAGCTGGGTAAGTACCACGCAGCGCGAGCCTACATCGAGGGCATACAAGACCCTGCACAGAAGCTGCGCGCGGAAATTGAATGGATGCGCCCTACCTGGGAGCGGGCCAATCCGTTCCTGCAAGCGATCTGGGCAGCGCTGGGTGGCACACCAGGGGGGCTGGATGACGCATTCCGACTGGCCGTGACGCTTTGACCCCGGCTAGGGTTATGCGAAACAAGGGCATGTATTGACACTTCAATCCAAGAAGGCCGTCAGAACAACAAACCGCCGCCTTCGGGCGGTTTTTTTACGCCCGAAACAATGACCCACTACATCCAACACATCAAAGACTTGCTGGGGCTGGCCAATGGCCTGTCGGCCGAGCAAAAGCACGACATGCTCAAAGCAGGCCTGCAGGCGGCACCGGCAGGCACGGCAGGGGTAAGCGCCAGCATGGCGCCGGTGACCGAATCTACCTTCATGGGCTTTGCCGGAAACACCTGGGTGGTGTTCGCCAGCCTGTTTTTCATCAGCCTGCAGATCGTGCACCTGCTGTGGAAATGGCGCCGCCAGGCCAAGATCGACGCGGCGCGCGTGGCAGCAGGCCTGCCGCTGGAATCGCTGGAGAAGTGACATGCAGCACAAGTGGAAAACCATCGGCGCGCTGCTGACAGCGGTGGTGGGCAGTGTGATTGCCATCGAGGGCGGATACAGCAACGATCCCAACGATGCAGGCGGCGCCACCAATCACGGCATTACCGAGCAAGTGGCGCGCGAGCACGGCTACCAAGGCGCGATGCAGAGCATGCCCCAAGGCGTTGCAGTGGACATATACGTGCAGACGTATATCAAAGCATCACGATATGACGAAGTGCTGCGCCTGTCCCCAGCCGTGGGCACCGAGCTGGTCGATTCTGGCGTGAACGTGGGCACCGGGCGCGCCACCCGCTGGCTGCAGCAAAGCCTTAACGACTTGAGCCGGGCAGGGCGCGATTACCCGCAGATCCCCGTGGATGGGGCCATCGGCCACCAGACATTGCAAGCCTATAAGTCCCTGCAGAAAACCCGTGGGCCACTCAAAGCCTGTGAGCTGACGCTCAAGCTGCTGGACGCCTACCAAGCAGCGCACTATGCCCAGCTGGCCAAAGGGCAGGCGAATGCCTCATTCATTGTGGGCTGGCTGGATCACCGCATTGGCAATGTCCCGGCCAGCCGCTGCACCGAAACCGTGGGAGAAGGCTGATGCACCCGTTCTTTATCCTGGCGCCAGCCATTTACTGGCAGCTGATGTGGGAGCCCTACACATGCTGGTTCGCACCAAAGCACTGATGGCGGTGGCGCTGCTGGGCGCCGCCTTCGTGTTGGGGTGGCTGGTCAACGGCTGGCGGCTGACTGGCCAGCATGCCCAAGAGCTGGCAGACCGTGACAAAGAGGCGCTGGCTATGGCCGAAGCCAGCAAGCAAATCGGCATCGAGGCCAACAAGGCAATTTCTGCTGCAGCCACCAAGGCATGGAAGGGACTGGAAGATGACAAAAAAGAGCTTAACCGTCTGCGCGGCTGTGTCGCTGCTGGCACTTGCGGGGTGCGCATCATCACCGCACCAGGGGGCGGGTTCGATTCCACCAGAGGGAATAGGTTTGGTTCCACTGCAGGCGCCGGAGGCCTGGGCGATGACACCCTCGAACTCAGTGCAGACGTTCAACGCCGTATTCTCGACCACCGAGAAGCCATCGGCCAAGACGCTGCCAAAATAGAGTACCTGCAGGCGTATGCGCTACAGTGTTTGAAGGCTGGTTCCCCGTGATTTTGCTATCTTTTTCGATAGGGAAAGCCAAATTCACGGAAAGTTCACGGAAAATTGACTGATGCCTCGTATATCATTGGAGTTCGACCCCGGCCCGAGGCACCATTGATGGTTCGAGATTGCTTTGCAATCAACGCCCAAGAGTGAAAAATAACTAAATCCGTGAACTTTCGGATACCATCAGGCCGTTTTTAACCCTCAATAATGAATTTCCGTGATTCTGGTTTCACGGGAAGTTCACGGGTAATTTCACGGAACACCGATGGCAACTCCAAAAAAGACCGCCGAAGGCACGTGGCGGGTTCAAATGCAAGTCAAAGGCCAGCGGATTGGCCAAACCTTCGCTACCAAACGCGAAGCTGACGACTGGATTGCGAAAAAGAGACTCGACTCTCGTCTGCAGTCCAGCGGAATGATTGGCACCATTAAGACTATGGCTGACGCTTTGGATCGCTACGCCAAAGAAGTCACTCCAAACAAGCGAGGCTGGCGCGCCGAGGGTATTCGGTTGCAGGCTATAGCCAAGCATGAAAAATTCCCCGTGAATATCAAACTTCACGACCTGACGACACAGGACTTGGCTGCATGGCGCGATGCACGATTGAAGCAAGTGGCCAGAGGTTCAGTCCTTCGGGATATGGTAGTGATCGGGAATGTGCTGGAAGTCGCGCGCAGAGAGTGGGGGTGGATAGCCATCAACCCCATGAAAGACGTGCGCAAGCCAGCAGAGCCTGACCACAGAGAGCGCATTATTACTGGGCTCGAAATCCGCAAGATGTTGCGGGCATTGAAGTGGTCACGAAAAAAACCCGTCCGTGCGATTTCACAGGCGGTTGCCAATTGCTTTGTCGCAGCGCTGCAAACTGGGATGCGTGCTGGAGAGCTGACAGAATTGAAGTGGTGTGATGTGCGAGAGGACTACTGCATATTGCATGCAGGGAGCACAAAGACAGGGAAGGGAAGGCAGGTTCCCTTGACCCCAGAGGCCCGGCGCACGTTTGAGCGCATGCGCGGTTTCGATGACGAAAAGGTGTTTGGGCTCAAGGCTCAATCACTGGATGCCATGTTTCGTAAGTACCGGGAGCGGGCTGGATTATCTGGCTTCACATTCCATGACTCCAGGCATACAGCAGCAACCCGCATGGCGCAGGTGCTGCATGTGCTTGATTTGTGCAAAGTGTTTGGCTGGACAAACACCACGCGGGCACTGACCTATTACAACCCCAAAGGTTCGGAATTGGCCAAGCGCCTTAGTGTGAAGTAATCATCTTTTAGATTTTTCCCACTCCATCACTTCCTCAAGGAGCCAGTGGCCATCTTTGCATGGAGCTGGGAAGTCTCCCCTGCGAACCATTGACATGATGGTTTGCCGCGTGCGCCCGACTCTTTCAACCAACTGTGAGCTACTCAGTCGCCCACCTTTGATGCGCGCCAGCAGCATTACGGCTTCTTTGAGTCCACAGACTTCCTCGCGCAGAGCTTCTATTTCAGATTTCATAGTGTGTCGGCAATAAAAAAGCCCCTTGCGGGGCGGTTTAGGCGTGAATCAATGCCCACAGGGCAGGCCTTCGCCTTCCTTGGGGGCGTGGTGTACGGGTGCGCCGCAGCTGACGCAGCGCTTGGGTGGTGTGAGTGGCTGTGCAGGTGGCATGGTGGTGGTCATGCGCATCTCCAAAAAACAAACCCCGCTCAGTGGCGGGGTTCGGGGTAGCGTTTCTCTTGTTCGCGCTCACGGCGCTGGCGGCGAATATCACGTTTGCGGGTTGCCATCTTCTTTCCTTGTTGGTGCACACCCAGGGTGGTACTTACGGTCTTTGTGGCGTCGGCCATCAAGTTCAGTAATTCGCACGTAGGTGCTTCCTGGTTGAATGTTTGTCTTGCACTGGCGGCAGATATGCGGCTTGGCTGCCAATCTGGTGCTATGTCTCATTTGCTGGTGGCTGGGGCGCGGCGGCGAGCATGGCTACGTATCGCTCTGAAAAATCAGCGCAGCGAAGCGTGGTCATGCAAAAGTACCCAGGGGCATCGTCTGCGCGAAAAGCACGGGCCATAGCCTCTGTGCTTTCTTCAGGCACCAGCTTCCACCCCTGAGGCACTGGTGCTGCTGGAGCGCGGCGCGCTGCTTGCCAAAAACCCCATAGGTCGGCTGTGTCAGGGTTTAAGAACACAACTTCCCCGCAGTCAAAGAAGGTATGTGCAGTGTCAAACCCATCGCGCCCGGCTCGGTCAATGAAAGCGCCAAGGCTTGCGCGCTCTTGCTCTGCGTCTGTGTGGCGTGTCATCCCTGCTTCTCCTGTGTGATGCCGTGGGCGCGTTCTGTCGCATCAATGATGGCGTTTGCATCGTAATAACCGCCTACCATCGTTTCGCGCCAAGCGTTTGCCTTGATAGTGTTGCGCTGGTACATAGCCAGCGGCACGCGCGCTTGGGATGCGCCCCAGTGCGCTGCCCACTCGATCTTCTCGCATAAGTCAAGTTCATCCCACTGATTGAACTCATCAGCTTGTGCATTCCATGCTGCAGCTATTTGCTGCTCTGTGCTTGTGTGGGTCATGGCTGCTCTCCCTGCTTGGCTTGGGCTGCTGCCAATGCCGCCCATACTCCGCTGCAATCAACATTTGCAGGCAGCAGTCTGGTGATGTTCTCTATTTCTTTGCGAAGCGCCACCATCCCCTGCGCTGCTGGCTGGGTGGCGGCAAGAGGTGCATCAGTGCTCACAAGCTCCACTTCGTAGTCATCGCTTGTTTCGTCTGGCGCTTTTGTCACACGGAAGGTTTCAGACCATGCGCGGATTGATGCTTGCAATTCATATGTGTCGCCAACTTTCAAGCCATCAACAAAATCGCAGTCATCCGGGCAGTCGCGCCAGTAGTCACCGTTGTCGTCTGAATAGCAGTTTGCTTTGATGACCTGCACTGCCTGCTGTGCTGCTGCGGGCTTGCGCAGCGGCTCCACGCCCCCAGCGCCGATGGCCTCCAGCTGAGCCTCCAGCTCGGCAATGCGTGCCTCCTGCTCGTCAATCTTGTCGTGCAAGCGGCTAATCACGTCCTGAGATGTAGTGATGCGTTCTGATTCTTCGTTGTTCATGGTGCAATCCTTTGCTGACACTTGCCGCCAGTCAGCGGCGGCGGGTTCATGTAGGGTTGGTGGCTGGCGTGCCCTGGCTCACGCCTGCGGCACTTCCTGCACTCGGGGTGGGTTGCGTCACTGGTCACGCGCACGGTGCCGATGTGACCTATGGGGCGGCGGGTGATGCGGCCCTCACAGCGGGCTATGTCAAATGGCAGGGTCATGGGTCGGCCCCTGCTTGGCTGCTTGGGCGGCGCGCCGCACTGCCGCCAGTGTCTGACCGCGCCAGTAATCAACGACCAGTGGGATGGGGACTTTAAAACCATTCCCGTCCCAATAAAGGCGCCAGATTGACGAAGGCGCGCTCGATGTGAACCACGCAATGCAGTCATACCAGCCGGGGCGAACAGGCCGCACGGAGCGCGGCATCCAGGGTGTGCAGCCCCTATTAGGCTTTGGCAGGCTTTTGTATTTACGCTGCATCACACACCTCCCTGCTTGGCTTGGGCTGCAATGGCAGCATCTACGAAGGAATTGGCTTCACTACCAATCAACGCGCAAGGACTGCCATTCGATGCAAAGCGGACTAGCGAAACCATTCCTGTTCCAGCTTCATTTGTTACATGCTTCCAGCGCGCAGAATTTAGCTCCAGCTCTGATTGCGGTTCTTTTGTGTATGTCTGTTTTGCAGACTCAAAGAAATCTACTGCAGGGACAAGAATGATTGCTTCAAGAGCCTTTCCTGTTAGCAGCCCTTCATCAATGGAATGAACAACTGAATCGTAGAGGGCGCGAAATGCATCCATCCCCTGCTGGGTGGGGTGGGTGGCCTTGGCAGCATCTAGAACTCGCTCAAACAGCGATTGGTGCGGTTCGACGGGGACATTCAATGCCTCACGCAACAAATCCAGCTCTACGCGAGCCGAATGCAGCATGTCGATTGCAGCTTGAAACGCATCATCATCAGACGGCACTGCCTGCGCTGGCTTGGTGGCGGCAAGGGCTGCGGCTGCGTACGCGCGCATCTGATCGACATTCCACGCCCTGGCGGTAACTTCGCTGCCTTTGCAAACTAGAAAGGCGGTCGGCTCTGGGAGCGGCGGAAGTTTTGCAGCCTGCACCAGCACTCCCTCTGCGGGGTGCGCGGGGGCTGCGGATTTCAGTACGCGCTCGCGCAGCTCATGGTCTTCTGGGCCACAAAGTGCAAGCAGCTCCTGAAGAAACTGGCTTGGTATCGTCACGTTTTTCATTGGTCAGCTCCACTGGCGGTGTTGCACGGAACATTGCGCTCAATGATGCGGACGCGCGGGTTGTACAGCTCCAAGGCCGTAGTCCAGTCCGCATGCGTCATGTTCTTTTCGGTCACGCCATCGGGCCATTCGACCTGCAGACCCAGCGCGCGACACATGATTTCAATTTCCCCTGCAATCGCGCTCTTTCCGCTGCCAGTGAAGCCGGAAACCGTCACCAGAACTTCGCCGCGCACCGCCGGCACTGCGGCCTGCACTGCCTGCGGTGCTGCTGCAAGCTCCAAAGCGTGCAGGCGCGCGATGATGCATCCAGCGTCTTCGTGGTCTTTGGCCCCAAGCATGTGCAGCAGGTGCTGATGCAATGGGTGGGGTGCTGCAAGCTGTGCCTCGGCACGTGCCAGTGCATTGGTCAGTCGCGCAATCTCTGTGCGCAGCTCGCACATGGGCGTCATTTCTTCGTGCGGGTGGCTTCGGCTGCATGGCTGGGGTGTGGATAGCAGGGTACGCAGTTCAGCCCTGCGCAGGTTGGTTTCTTCTCTGGCCTCGATCACTCTTTCTGCAGAGCAACCACCTTCAATCAATGCGGCGCGCAAAAGCGAGTTGATGGCTTCATCAACCTGATTCACGGATGATTTCGGCTCGCCAATCTGCAGCAGTGCGCCTGCTGGCTTATGCGTGCCGTCTTTCATGGGGCATGCTTCACATTGGCAGCTGGTGATGGATACCCAGCGTGCTGTAGCCACCATGGCGGGCAGGGCATCTGGTGTATCTGAGCTGGCGCCCAAGTCCCAAGTACCTTCTGGGGTGAGTACGGCCCATGCCTGCAGCGGCTTGTAGAACTCATAGCCTTCTTCGTCATCGCACGTGCGAATCAGTCCTTGGGCAGCAGCTGCAGCGCGAAACTCGGAAACGGTGGTGACTCCCAGAACCACGATGGCGGCTTCGTTGCTGTTGGGGCAGGTGGCAATAAATGCGGATTGCATGGGTGGGCCTTAGATAAGTGATGCGTAGCTCTTGTTGATGGTGATGACGGTGACCAGTGCCTGGTACTCCGCAGTTGCATTGACGGGCAGGCCCACATCGCTTTTGATGGCGCGTTTGACGGCAGACTCCAGGCCTGTTTGCGCGGCCTGCAGCGCATGGCGCATGTCGGCAATCACTTTTTTGCACTGGGCCAGCTCTGCCTCATGGATGCTGTGGCGCTGTTCGTTGGGGTGGGTGGCGGTCGTGGATGACATGGTGATAAGGCTCAGAAAAAACTAAACCCGCTCAGTGGCGGGTTCCTCGGGGGCGAGATCCTTGAGGCGCTGGCGCAGCCCCTCGATACGCCGTTTGTTGGCGTAATTGCGTTCAATCAGACCCCCAATGCCGATGGCCAGTACCTTGGCCTTCTCGCGCAGGTCTGCGGGTACGCGCTGATCGTTGCAGATGGCGTTAACCAGCTCACGCAGCACATCGGTTTCACGGATTTCAGCGGGATTCATGGTGTTCCTTGTGGATTGAGCCCCCAGTGGCCACCCATGGGCAGCGGTGGTGGCGCTGGCCGTGGGTCTTGCTCCCATGGCCGGTGGCGTTCTTCGGCTGCGACTGCCTCCAGCGCATCGCGGCGCGACATGGTGCGCAGCAGCACTTCCAGGCGCTCAATGCGCCAGCGCACGTGGGATGGACTCATAAGTGGGTGTCTCGATGCTGTCTTTGATGGCCCGAATCTTTTGCTTGTATTCATTGGCAAGAAAAGTGGCCCGCAAGGACTGCAGCAATTCGCGCCGTGTGCTGGCCTTTTGCATCTGGTTGCACAGCACCAGCGCTGTGTGGATGCGCTCGTACTCGTCGGCTTCAACTTTCCAGCCGCGCTGCTTGATGGCCAGCAGATCCGCCTGGGCCGCCGCTATTTCTTCCTCGCCACCGTGGAAGTTGGCTTTGTTAAGCAATCTCGCCCAGTTCAGCCGCAAGGTGAGGCCGTGCCAGTCTTGTTCTGCACCGACACCAGCGCGCATGTTTTCCAAGCACACCATGGGTGCCAGCATCAAATCTGTTTCCTCTTTTTCGGAAAAGCGTATATTGATTGGCAGATCAAAGTGTCTGCGTGGCGCAGCTGCTTTGCGCTTTGCTTGCTTTTTTGCGTTTCGACGTTCAGCGCGGTTCATGCACGCCCCCGGTAGTGCAGCTCGGCGCCCTTGTAGATCCCGCGTGAGGTGGATGCGCGCACCGGTGCGTGATCTGGGATGGTGGTCTTGAAAACCGTGATCTTGGTTTGGGAAGTGATCACCGGCAGCGCGTTGACCACGCTTTTTGGGCCGACTGCAGGCTTGCTGGCCAGCTTCATGCTGATGTTGTCGTGGCTGACGTGGTTCCACACGGTGCCGTGAGCAATGCCCAGCTGGTCTGCAATCGCGCGGCAGGTCTTGCCTTCGCGGTGCAAGGTGCGGATCTTCTGCTCAACTTCGAGTGAAAGTTTGTGGGTCATAGGTCAATCTCCGGGTGCAAAAAAGCCCGCACGGTGGCGGGCTATGCCCGCAAATAGTTAAAGCGATGAAGCGAGGAAACTGCGGAAGGGGCGAACACGGAACTCGCGGTGCCGGTAGCGGTTGTCCGTGTCGCCGCTCTCGAAGTCGACAGCCCAGGCCCAGTCTTCGTCTTCTTCAGTCCCGGACCAGTACAGGCTGGCCACGCCCTTTTGCTCGAAGTGTTCGCGGCTGTTGATATAGGCCAGCTGCAAGTCTTCTTTCTCAGGCAGGCGCCAGTCACTGTGCCCGTTGAGTTCTTTGGGGATCGCTGCGGATGCGTCATCAAACTTCACGCCTTTGGCATCGTGCTCAACGCCGCCGGGGATGATGATGTGGTGCGCCTGGCCATTGATGAGGCGGGTGCCAACGAAGATGCCGCCCTGCTCAGGCCATGCTTGATTGAGTTCAGGGGTAGTGCCCATGTGGATGCTCCTGTGGTTGATGGGTGATGAAAGAGGTGAAGAGATCAATAGATGAATCTGCGGAAGGGGCGAACACGGAACTCGGTGCTCCGGTAGCGGTCGTGCGCGCGGCCGTACTCGAAGTCGACAGCCCAGGCGTAGTCGTCGCTATGGGGTGTGCTGCTCCAGTACCAGCTCTCGCCGCCGAAGAGGTGGGGTACGTTGGCGCATGCCAACTGCAGCTCGCGGCGGGCAGGCAGGTAAAAGTCGCCATGACCGTCTGCGCTGTGCTGGATGGCCAGTTGGGCGGCTGGGCAGCCGTTCTTGAGGCGCTGCGTGTTATCCAATCCATCCCACTGCGACAGGTCGCGCTTTCCGTTTTCGCAATGGCGGGCGCGGCCTGCGTCTTGCACGGTGCCGCAGTCGGCCACGATCAAGCCATAGACCGTTCCGTCATCTGCGCGGAAGTCGCCAGCAAAGAAGCCGCCTTGGCCTTCCCAATACTCACCGATCGTTGGCAGGGTGCTGATGGCTTTTACGGGCTGGGAAGTGGCTCCGTCTGTGCGCCCAATGTTTTGCATGGCGCGTTCAAGACTGGCGATGGCTTTCGAGCTTGCTCCTGGTGCAAAGTGGAAATGAGCAGTTTGAATGCGTGCGACATGCATAAATACTCCTTGAAGAAAAAAGAAAGCCCGCACGGTGGCGGGCTGTGATTGCACAAAATGCGCTCTAGCGCTTGTCTGGCAAGCGTTGATAGCTACTTTTTTATTTCAGTTCGGCTGTCAGTTCGCGCGCCAGTGCAGCTTTGACTTCTGGCAGCCTTCCCGTCCAGTGGCTTGAGTACGGCCTTCGCCACCCAGCGCTTCGATCAAGTCGGGAATCAGCTTGCTCAACTCGCCCGTGGCAATCGCCACATCGGTGTCAAAGCCGCCTTCATCACCGGCCTGATCCAGCACCGTGTCGGTAAAGCCAATCTTTTTGATCTGCAGGCTGTCCGTCAGCACAAAGCTCACACGGTCGTCCCAGGTCATGGCCAGCTTGGTAGGCAGCTTGCCGTGCTCGATGTGGTGTTTCACCTCGTCAATGTCCAGCGGGTGGCGGCCATACTTCACCACGGCCTTGCTTTCATCGCACGCTTTCAGCTCGCACTCGCGGTCAATGCTGAAACCCGCAGGAGGCTCCTGCGTGACCAGCCAATGCGCCATGGCAGCCGTGGCGCTGGTCTGCGTATCCAGCAATGCCACGCCAAAGCCATGCAGGCTTTCCACCAGCAGCGTGACCACCTCGTCGGCCTTGCCCTGAGCCCCTGTATCCAGCACCAGAAAGTGGGCCTGCGGATCGATCCACACCCACATGCTGGACTGCTTGGTAAAAGCCATGGGCAGCAGATCCAGCTTGGCCTCGTCCTTGAGGTCACGCTTTTCTTTTTTGCCCGGCTTGCGGCCAAACTCCTTTTCAATCGCATCGGCTTTTTCCTGCACCTTACGGTTGAGCACGCTGGCAGGCAACATTTTGGATTCACTCATAAAGCGCAGCATCCACTGCCCGCCCACGCTTTCCGCCAGCGCACCATGGGCTTCCCCGCGTGGCGGCACCCAGCCTGCAGACTTTTCCTGCGTGGCACCACAAGGCATGAAAGGCGACTTTTGCAGAGCTTCTTCAACCTGTGTCAGATTTGCAGACCACAGCGCAGCAATTCGATAAATGATTAAATTCTTGAACATTTTTTAAACGTTGATTGTTTTGCTGGTGGCCTTAAGGACTGCGAAATGGCTTATTTGCCGGTTGCTCCATGTTTCATGGGTTTTTATGCCTTCCAGTGCAGTAGCAACAAGTTGTTCATCAACTTTCACGCGGTTTAATTGCGCTGCTGCCAATGAAATTAAATTCGTGTAAGCGCGTGTTTTGACCACTCCCCACTGCGTCCACGTATCAGGCATTCTTTGTGTTATCAGACGCAGTGCTGTGCTGGCCGTTTCCAGAAACTCTTTCTTTTCTTTTGCCAATTTCTTTTTCGCGTCTGCAGCCTCATTGCTCAATGATGTGGCTTTCTTGCGCATAGCAAAAGCATCAGACTTAACTTTTGTGGATTTTGCCTCGCGGCGTATTTCTGCTGCTTTTTTTCGATTATCTTTATAAATATTTTCTAAACGCAAAATCTCCAAGCTGATATTTATAGCAAATGTTATTTGATGATCCGTTCTTGTTTTGGCAAGCATATTTTTATTCCTGTTTATCTGCCGTCAAGCACGGCCTGCAGAGTTAAAAAGGCAAGGGTTCCGATGGCAGTCAGCACCCAGGTGGCGATGGTTTTGAGCACGGCGAACTCCTGAAACAAAAAAGCCCGCTCAGTGGCGGGCTTGGTGGTGGTGCAGGAGGAATCAGTCCTTGATGCCAATGACACTGCATGCAGGACGGCCAGGAAAGCAGGCATCAGCCCAGGCGCGGGCAGAACGGTTGTCGGGAAATGCGACGTTGGGGATCACTTTCTTTCCAAACTTGACGATGAATCGCATGCTGGTGTCTCCAGAAACAAAAAAACCCACGCGAGGTGGGTTGAATGTGGGTCAAGAATAGGGTGGCGGGCTGCGCAATCGCTTACGAAGGCGCTCCAATGCCCGTGTTTGAGATTTGCAGCCGCCACAACTGCCCCCTGGGTTCAAGGGGCAGGCATTGCGGTTTCTTGGTGCGTTTTAGGCCGGAACTGCAGATTTTGCTATGTCGTACTGCTTGATTCCCCAGGCCAGCGCATAGCAGCACCATAGGAATGTGTGGGTAGGGCGAGTGAAATCGATCTCCCATAAATCACAGAAGCCCCAGCTGCTGCGCGAATAGTCCAAGTCTGGTCGCCAGGCAAACTCATGCGCAGCATGCAGCGCACGACAACCATCATCGTGCTCGCCTGCATGGCACAGCACCTCGTCATCGACAGCTTCCCACAGCTGGCGGCGCTGCGCTTTGTCCAGCATGTTGTCATATTTGGCATTACGCATCCACAGAATGCGGGTTTCATTGACAATGCGGCGGAACTTGTCGTGATTAAACTCGGTGGCTCTGCCATGGTGGCGCTGCCCGTCCACGGCCTGCAGCTTTTCTGCCCAGTAACCGGCGTTGATGTGCAAGCCATCATCGTTTTTGCGGTCGCAGCGGAAAAACTCAAACATATCGAATAGCCGCTGAAAGACAAAGCAACCCATGTCACCCGAATAAACAAGGTGGCCAGGGTATGTCACCAGATCAAAGCGATAGACGCTGGAGCCATTATTGGTAAAGCTCAAGTGGCGGTACACGCCATCTTCATGCAGCACGCGCATGGTGTGCTGGGCTGTGTTTTCCAGAAACTGCTGCTCAATTTCAGCGCGCCGGGCTTTTTCGGTATTCATGGCAGATGTATGTATTGGCAAGAAAAAGCCCGCTGCACATTGCTGCACAGCGGGCAAACAGTCCACGCAAGTGAACCCCACAAAAAAAGAAAGCCGGTGCCCGAAGGCCTGCAATGGGAAGCAGATAGGGGAGGGAGGAGATATACCCACTGCCCGGCTGTAAAAGTTGATGGCTGCGTGTTCGACCTGGCTTTCGCCTTCGTTCTGGATTGCGCAATGCAATCGCTAACCACCATCACAAAGGCATGCTCTGATCTTTAATCGGCCACTTGCTCCTTGGGCGCGCTTCATCATGATCTCGGCTGGTAGGCTACCTGAGCATGCCTTTGTGATGGCCCTGCTTTACGCCTGCAGGGGATCGGCGGCGCGTTGGGCACGCGCGGGCCATCAGTGCATTTCTAACTCCGTGGTGATTGCTGCCGCAGCCATATCTCTGCATTCGCCTTGGCTACGACCATACTGGAAAAAACCATTTCATGCGGCGTCAGGCCGCAGCCTTCAAACCAGCGGATCTGTTTCACATAAGTGCCGCTGTCACGCACGGTGACCCAGGTGCTTTGGTTGAGGTGGCAATGGTGCGTTCCGGTTTGCGTGACGCGCCAGGACAGTTTTGGTGGTGCAGGTTGTTTGGGCATGTTCTGAGTGGGTGGCGAAAGCCCCAGCCTTTAACGTCGCTGGGATGGACGGACGGGTCGTGCTCCCCCCGTTTTCCTCTGTCTTGTAAGAGGCGCACTGCATCACCATGCAGCACAGCGCTGGTCGTCAAGCGGCAGCTTCCCGCTGGAACTGGAGCGACTTACCCCTCGCTCCCCCCTAGACTTTTCGGGGCTATCTGGGGTTGCTAATCGTTGATTTCTGCTTTGCTGAGTGCTTCGGCCATGCTCTGAATGGTTCCGTTCTTGAACGGCTCTGCAGATTCGTCTGTGATTTCCAGCGCAAATTCATCTTCGACGGCCATCACGATCTCCACGGCATCCAGCGAATCCGCGCCCAGGTCATCCACCAATGTGGTGCTGTCTGTCACGGTTTCAGGCTTTACGCCCAGCTGCTCTGCAATCACGCTGCGCAGGCGGTTTTTGATCTGGTCAATGTCGAACTTTTCACCGAGGGTTTTCATGTGCTGGCCGCCTCCTTGCGGCAGTAGGTTCAATGGCAATCCGCAGCACCCGCGTGGATGCTATGGATTGCCCGCAGTGCGCGGGCTCGGGATTACTTGAACAAGTTTTTGAAGGCCGTTTTCAGGGCGTCAAGAGTGCGGTACTTCTGGCCGCACCAAAAGCCGCTGGCAAAAATTACCAGCAGCACGATCAAAATGATCAGGTCGATCATTGATTAGTCAGCGATGGCCGCCAGCACCAGATCGGCAGTGGTGGCAAAGGCTTCGGCTTCGTCCACGGTCTTGGCGTCCACAATGTCGAACTTCGCGCCCTTGAGGTTGTCATCCAGCTCACGCAGGTAAGCGGTGGCGGCTGCATCGTGGCCCACCTGGACAAACAGGATGGTCAGCGCGTCGTCGGTTTCCTGCTTGTTGGCCGCGTCCACGATCACCTTGGCAGCTGCAGCCTTGTCGTCTGGAACGCCGTCTGTGAACACGATGATGAAGTCCTTCTTGTCGGACTTGCCCGCCAGCTTGAGGGCTTCGGTCAGCGCCTCGGCCAGTGGGGTGCTGTTGCGTGGACGGGTGCTTGCAAACACTTCATCGACTTTCTTGGCATCCACACCGTCATACGAAGTGACTGCTTGGCCGTTGAACACCACCAGAGCGATGCCATCGCTATCGAGCTTGACCACATCACGGGCGAATTGACCCACTGTCTCCTGCATGGCTTCCCAGCGGCTGCGGCCTTTAACGTCCTCTGTAGTCATGGAGCCGGAGGCATCCACCACCACGATGTAGTCGAATTCGGTCATGGCTTGTTGATTGCTCATATCAATTAGATGAAAAAAGCAGCAAGGGGGCGTGCTGCAATCGCCGTTTGAAACAAAAGCGCGCTCTCTGGAATGCGCTTGTGTTTCCCCTCTGATGCGCTCAGAGGTAGGCGGCTGGCGGTGCGTGCGCGCCAGCAGTGGGCTTTTCTGTTCTTGGCATCCCCGAATGCCTCACCCCCGTACTTTTGACCCAGGGGCTGGTTCGCAGTGCGGTGGCCATTGCGACTGCTGACGGCTCAAGTCCGGCATGCATTCGCTGGCCTATCTCGTTCGCGTTGCTTGTCCCATCCGGGGGCAGAGCGCTACTAGCCTTTGCACCGGCTGATTCACTTTGTCGCGTCAGCCCGCGACGGCACTGATTTACCCAGACGTGCCCACTGCAAGAGCTTGTCGGTGCTGGCTCGATCACTTGGCACCCATCGCGGCACATGCATCTCGTGATTGGTTGTGTTGCTGCGATGGGTCTAATGTAGCGCTGCGCTATATTTAGTGTCAATAGCGTATCGCTACTTTTTGTGTTGTCCGCTTAACTTCGCCCCATGGATAGACACCACACAGACGAAAAAAAGCCCGCGCGAGGCGGGCTGGGGCTGGATCTGTTGAAAAAAGAG